ATAGAATTTGATTATGTTTCAGATTCTATATACAAAATCAAAGAAGTACCTGGTAAAGGTAAGGAAATCAAAAAAGACACATTTGTTGCATTTGCGTGGGTAGGAGACCTGAGAGGTTTAAATTTTTATCAATCATCAAAGGCTTTACAGAAAGAAGCGATGTCTAAGTATGGAATTATGATTGATAAACTTGAGACAGGAGACAACGAACGAATGGAGGAAGGACTAAAGTATATGGTTAAATCCTTAAAGGGATATCGTTCTTTAATTCAATTCTTCCGTGATGGTGGAGTTGACCCTTGGGGAGAAAGAACAAAAGACCTAATTATGATTTTACCTCCAACCGAACAATATCTTATATCAAGGGAAAAACGATTATTTAAAGGATATGACGAATACAATGACATCACTAGGTTTGTATTCGACTTAGAAACGACCGCACTAGAACCAAAAGACGGTCGTATCTTCATGATAGGTATCAAGACAAACAAAGGATACCAAAAAGTAATTGAGTGTTCTAATGAAGACGAGGAGAGACGAGGACTCGTAGAATTCTTCAACATCATAGATGAATTAAAGCCAAGTATTTTGGGCGGTTACAATTCTGCGAACTTCGACTGGTATTGGATATTTGAGAGATGTAAGGCTCTTAATCTTGATATTAAACGAATTTGTAAAACACTTAACCCAAAACATACAATTAAGGAAAGTGAGAACTTACTTAAACTTGCCAACGAAGTTGAAAGATACAATCAGGTTGGTATGTGGGGGTATAATGTAATTGACATTATTCACTCGGTCCGTAGAGCCCAAGCTATTAATTCAAGTATTAAATCAGCGGGTTTGAAGTATATCACCCAATATATTGACGCAGAATCCGAAGACCGAGTTTATATTGACCACACCGAGATTGGCCCGATGTATGCCAAAAAGGAAGAATATTGGTTAAACATAAAAAACGGAAAATACAAAAAAGCCAACAATCCTGAATTTAATGATTTAGATACAAGATTTCCTGGTACATACATTAAGACAACAGGCGATGATATTGTAGAGAGATATCTCGACGATGACTTGGAGGAAACTTTACTTGTTGATGAAGAATTTAATCAGGGTACATTCCTACTTGCGTCTCTTGTACCAACGACTTATGAGAGGGTATCTACTATGGGTACTGCGACACTTTGGAAAATGTTGATGCTTGCGTGGAGTTATAAACACAAACTTGCAATTCCAAAGAAACAATCGAAGACAGATTTTGTTGGTGGATTGTCACGACTCTTAAAGGTTGGATATTCCACAAAAGTATTGAAACTTGACTACTCGTCACTTTATCCCTCAATCCAACTTGTTCACGATGTGTTTCCTGATTGTGATATTACAGGGGCAATGAAGGGTATGTTATCTTACTTCCGTAATTCTCGTATTATGTACAAGAACTTGGCGGCAGAGTGGTATGATAAAGATAAAAAGACATCTCTAAAATATGACCGTAAACAGTTACCAATTAAGATTTTCATCAACTCAATGTTCGGTGCTCTATCTGCTCCGCAAGTATTCGCGTGGGGTGATATGTATATGGGAGAACAAATCACTTGTACAGGCAGACAGTATCTTCGTATGATGATTAAGTTCTTTATGAAGAAAGGTTATACCCCACTTGTAATGGACACGGATGGTGTAAACTTTTCAAAACCTGATGGTGTAGAAGACAGAGTTTACATTGGTAAGGGTTTAAACTGGAAAGTTAAGGAGGGTAAAGAATATCGTGGAGATGACGCGGATGTTGCCGAGTTTAACGACACATTCATGAGAGGTGAAATGGCATTAGATACTGACGGAACTTGGCCATCTTGTATTAATCTCGCTCGTAAGAATTATGCGGTTATGGATGCCAAGGGTAAGATTAAACTCACGGGTAACACAATTAAGTCAAAGAAACTCCCACTTTATATTGAGGACTTTTTGGATAAAGGAGTTAAACAATTACTTGAGGGTAAGGGTCAGGAGTTTATTGAGTGGTACTATGAGTATGTTCAAAAAATCTACGACAAACAAATACCACTTATGAAAATAGCCCAAAGAGCGAAGGTTAAATTATCAATTGATGATTATAGAAAACGCTCAAAGGAAAAAACAAAGGCGGGTAATGAAATGTCGAGAATGGCGCATATGGAACTTGCAATTCGTGATAATGTGGCAGTCAATCTTGGTGATGTAATTTACTATGTTAACAACGGTATTAAGGCTTCACACGGAGATGTTCAGAAAGTTAACAAACCAAAAAAGGGTTGGTCAGAGGAGACAAAAGAACAACATTTAAAAGAATTTGGTAAACCATTAAATGATAGTATTAATTCAATCATACAACTAAACTGTTATAGAATTGAGCCATCAGATTTGGAAAACAATCCTGAAATGACTGGTGACTACAATGTACCGAGAGCAATTGCAACATTTAACAAACGAATTGAGCCACTACTTGTGGTATTCAAACAGGAAGTTCGTGACGGTTTGATTGTTGATAATCCTGAGGATAGAATGTTCTTTACCAAAGACCAATCAGAATTGATTAATGGTTTACCATTTGAAAAGGGAGACCAAGATACATTGGAGGAGGTTTTGACAATATCTGAACCTGAAATGAGATATTGGGAAAAACGAGGATTACATCCTGACTACATGTATGAGTTGGCCGATGAGGGTTGGAAAGATAAATTAATCAATTTTGAGTCCATCGGAAGAGAGGATATACCAGTTGTCACCGATGCTGATTAATTCAACACAGGCACCTTTCTTCATTACGATTTCTTCATAATACTCATCAATTAAACCTTGATTTGTTTTTAACAAAGTATTGGTTAATGATTTTATTATGATGTGAGTTGTGGTTGATAGATTTAGAGTTAGTTCACAATTTTCAACACCTTTTACCAAAATAATATTTTCACCATTTGTGGTGTATGACGATTCGGTGAGTGTTTTAACAATTAACTCTTTATCTTTTTTTTCGATGTAGGAGGTTTTCTCACCAACAATCTTTCTAATAATATTCGCTTTTTGCATAATTAGATAACATAAATTTGTCTTGGCATTGCTGTAAGTTTCTTAATCTTATTAAGATTTTCAGCAATTAATGCTTCACGCTCTAATACCTTTTCAGGTTTCAATCTTGTTAAACGACCTTCAGCCCCGGTTAATTCCTCAATCAATTTTGTTTTTTCATCTTTTGCCTCAGTGGCTAAGGATTGATAGTCCATAGTTAATTCAGAATCCGGTGTTTTGATATTACCACTAAACTTACCACGAACTCGTGATAGAGTTTCTTTGGCGTAAGCGAAGAACCAACGACGAACCCAAACCTGAGCGGGATTATTTAAATCGACCCAATTAATTTTGTTAAATGGGACATCAGATGGTAATTTAATGATATCAGGATTATCCTTTAAACACTTATCTCTATCAGGACCGTCAACATCGTAATACCAATACCATACTTTACCTCTCATCAATGTTGAATTACCAAAGTCAAATTTACCACCAGGTGTTTGCATTAAGTGAACCGCCTTTTTACCACCTGGTAATGCCGTAACTCTATATGTTAAATCTCCCGCAATAATTCTTCTTTGGATGTTGATTTCTTGCATCCTTAACAACATATCAAATGCCGGCATCATAAAATATGAACCAGAATACCCCATTTGAGAATATCCTGCAGGGCCTCCTAATCCGGCACCTCCTAGTGCTCCAAAAGTCCAAGGGTCAAATAAAAGATTGTTTAATTCTGCCGGAGTAAACCACAATAATTCATTAAGTTCACGACCTGCGGGAATTTCATATATTTGTTGACCAGGCGATAGTTGAATATAGTCCTTTTTAAGAACCCAATCCCCACCTGTTTGCAGTCCAACTATTTTGGAATAAGCGTAAGTATATCTCTCTTCATAGTTCATACTTTTAGTTATGAACGCTTTACTGAGAGATTGTTCATCAAGGTTAAGATTATATAGAGAAGTCCACTGACTTTCAATCAACCAATCCTGAATGTATTGTGAATAATCATCAATAGATAATTGTAATAACGAATCTAATTGTTCGTCTTCCAATTCAACGCTACGCAAAGGAGCCCCCAATAAGTGTCTCAATCTTGTATATAACTCACTTCTTTCTGGTTCTGCAATTACTGCCATGATAGTGTTTTATATATAAATATCAAATCATTATATCTTTTGATTATATGATTCTATAATTGACAACAATTTTTTAAACACACTTGAGTTGGTGTTAAAAAATCTCGACTTGTTATTCTCTAAAAATAAAACGAATCTTATTGTTTCGTTTATTTGTTTTGTAATTGGAACCCCAATTATTTCTATCTTTTCTTTGTTTTCTTTTTCAAGTAAGTTATTTGTATGTTCAAGTAATACTGAAAACGCCAATGGGTTTGTTTGTAACTTATTAATAAATGACTTACGACTATAATTTTCAGTTATAACATTTTCAAATATAGAATTAATAGATTCTTTGAAAATCGATTTTACTTTAGGGTTCATGTTAAATATGAATCTTATCGATTCCTTAGTATCGTCAAAATTGGTTTCCTTTAAGACATTTTTCAAAATTAAATTCTCTTTGAGTTTTGTTTTAGATTTCATCTCAAAAAGGTCATTCACAAATTTCCAATTAACCACATCCCAAAAGTTTTGAATGTACTCATCTCTTTTGTTTTGATATTTCAGATAATAAGCATGTTCCCATAAATCTAATCCTAGTATAGGATATCCACCTTCTTTGTTAGATAACATAAGTGGGTTATCTTGGTTTGGGGTTGATATTATTTTAAGTTTGTTTGTTTTTGTTAAAATTAACCAAGCCCAACCAGAGCCAAATCTATCTTTCGATACTTGTTCAAATTCTTTTTTAAACTTTTCATAACTACCAAAATCTTTTTTGATTTTTTCTAATAGTTCACCTGATGGGTTTTGTTTTTTAGGAGATAACATTTTCCAAAATAATGCGTGATTAAAAGCACCACCGGCGTTATTTCTAATTGTGGTATCAAAACGATTAATTGACTTAACGATTTGTTCTAACTCTAAATCACCATAATCTTTTTTCTTTAAAGCTTTGTTTAACTTCTCAACATAACCTTTGTAGTGTTTGTTGTAATGAACATCCATAGTTTTTGAATCTATGAATTTTTTTAAAGCTGAATAAGAGTAGGGTAATTTTTCGATACCTATTTTTTTCATCTCAGTCAAAATTAAAGTTTGACTTTGACGACTGTCTTGTTCTTGTATTTTTTTAGTTAAAAAATTGGCTCTATTTTCTAATCTTTTCATTAAACCTTATTTATCTATATAAATAAGCTGAAAATTAGAATTGTCTCAGTGAATTAATCTTATTCATAATTTCTTCCACAACATCTCCTGAATTAAGATTATCTCCCATAACGGTTTCGATGTTTTTCTTTTTGTTATTAACCATGTCGTAGATAATTCCCTCAATCGTATTTTCAAAAATTGGGTAGTAAACTGATACAGAATTTTTTTGTCCGTATCTGTACGCTCTGTCCTCAGCTTGAGACAAGTCACCAGGAACAAATGATAGGTCATTTATAATAACCGCCTCAGCTGCGGTCAAAGTAATACCAACACCTGCGGCTTTAATATTACCAACAAAAACTTTTATCTTATCGTTTTCTTGGAATTGGTCAACTGCATATTGTCTTTGCGGTTTTGTGCAACTACCATCCAAATAAACAGATTGTTTTCCAAAATGTTCGTGAATCTTTTGTAGAGTTTCTGTAAAGTTTGTGAAAATAATAACCTTTTTATCCTGACTGATAATATTTTCGGCAATCTCAATTGTGTTTGCAATTTTTTCTTCAGCAATTACCTGTCTAACCTTCATCAACTTACTAAACTGAACTGTCAATGAATTTGATTCTTCTTTCTTGTTGTCATACCAATTATAATAATCACCCATTAAACCTTCATACAACTTAGACCTCAATCTCATATAAACAGGGGTTATAATTTTTTCAGGTAAATCTAACACATCAGTTTTCAATCTCCTTAAAACTTGTCTTGAAGTTCTATCTCTAAGTTCTTCTAAATTTGATGCTCCTGTGACATTCCAAACTTTTCTATTCCCCGCTTTAAATTGATATCCTTGACAATAACGAATAGCAAATGCCATCCAATTCTGAGCAACAGGACTTTCAATTAGAGATAACAGATTGAAGTAATTCATAGGTCTTGATGTCATTGGTGTACCTGTCAACAACCACAATCTATCAACCTTTTTACATATGTGATTAACCAATTTAGTTCTCTGAGCTTGAGCGTTTTGAACATAATGGGCTTCGTCCAAAATTATCAAATCAAAGTTAGATTGTTTAATTAATGAATTTTCTTTGTCTTTTAAATCGTGAAAGTTTTTAAGAATGTCATAATTAACAATAACAAAATCGTGTTCCGTCGAGTATTGTTTTCCTTCGGCAATAAAGACACTCCTGTCAGTGTAGTTTTGGATTTCTCTCATCCAGTTAACTTTTAAGGTCGCAGGACAAATGATTAAAATCTTTTTAGCTCCCGTTTCTAAAGCGGCAATAATTGTGGATGTTGTTTTTCCAAGACCCATGTCATCGGCAAGAATAAATCTTTTACTACCTGATAATTTTTCTATCGCTTCTTTTTGGTGTTCTAACGGAGGTCGGTGAGAATACTTTGAGTAATCAATCTCAACCTTTTCAATTTTGTGTGACTTAATAATCGCTCCTTTAGGTAACCAAAATTCATGTAGAGTTTCACCAGAAAAAACTTTACCCCATATGTGATATGATTTTTCTTTCTCTACTAGTAATTTTTCAACCCACACTTCTTCAGGTATTTGAGTATATAATTTTTCATCAGCAATTTTTTTAGCAAAATACGGGTCGAGTTCAACCCATTTTTTTGCAACTTTAGGAACCACTTCATTGTAAGTGGTTATATACTCTGACTGAGCTCTTGTCGGATAAAATTTTTTATTACTTTCTTTAGAACTTTTTAATTTTAGGATATAGTTATTTGCCCCCGAATAATTATCAAGTATCTCTAAAGCTCGCTGTTCTATTAGGTTAGTAACCACAATATCAAAAAAATAATAAAAAAAAAGATATTTATCAATATGACACAACCAAGAGTTCCAATATCAAGGATAGGTAAATTTTTTGGGGTAGAGGATTACGATTTAGATATCTCTATGGGGGAAGAATGGTTACATGGTGATATGAACTTCACTCTTGTTCTATATAGAGTTAACAGAATTCAAACCAAAACCGATGATGTTTATGGGGAAACCTTAAGTGACGGGATTAAATTTTTACCTCCAGTTGAGTTCAAGGCGTTTGTTCAGGTGATGGCACCTGAAAACAAAAATTTAGGTAATTCTAAAATTGGGCAATTAGAACCTGGAAATATTAGAATATCGGTATATCAAAAACATCTTGATGAGTTGGAAATTGAAATTAATAATGGTGATTATATAGGTTATTATGAAACAGAGAATAGGGTTAGATACTACTCAGTAAATAATGATGGTCGTGTAGTGTCAGATAATAAACATACATATGCGGGGTATAAACCTTTTTACCGAACAATTATGGCATCATATGTTACAGATAACGAATTTAGAGGATTATGAAAATAAAATTAACTGAAGAACAAATTAAAAGAATTTTGGAATCTATGGAGTCCGAGGAGGTGGTTTGTGCCAATTGTGATTGGTCATGGAATACTAACGATTCAGAAGAGTTTGATAAATACATCTGTCATAAATGCGGTCACGATAACGAAAAATAATGGCGTTACCAAAAAAGATAAAAAAATACATTCCATTAACGGAATCCAAAACTCTACTACCAAGACGAAGAGAGTTATTGGAAAAAATTAATAAGGATGGTACTTTCTTGCCCAAGTCGTTGCTTCATGCCGATTTGGATAAAGGATTTTTAGATTTTGTTAAAACCGACTTAGAACTTGTGGTTGACGGTAAAAAAGTTCCGATGGTTGATATTCTTATAACCACTCAAAATTGGGCTCAATTTACAGAGACATGGAACTTTCAAAACATTGATAAAAACGCAGAACCCCCATTTATTACAGTTGTTAGAACTCCCGAAGTAAAGTTCGGAACAAACCCTGCGGTTTTATATAACATACCAAATAGGAGATTATATTTTTATGCTCAAGTTCCAACATGGGATGGACAAAGACATGGGTTCGATATGTATAGAATCCCACAACCAGTTCCTGTTGACATAACTTATTCTGTTAAAATTATCTGTAATAGAATGAGAGAGCTCAATAGATTTAATAAAATTATTATAGAAAAATTTGCATCAAGACAGGCATATGCCAATATCAAAGGACACTATATTCCAATCATTATGAATGATGTCTCTGATGAATCTGTAATGGATGTTGAGAAAAGAAAATACTATGTTCAAAGTTACGGATTCACTATGTTAGGATTTTTAATTGATGAGGATGAGTTTGAGGTATCTCCAGCAGTAAATAGATTGTTACAGGTTTTAGAAGTAGACGAGAAAGTAACTAAGAGACAAGTTAAAAACGAACTACAAAAAGAACCAAAAGTAAATGCTGTGTTCATTGTGGGTAACGATACTCTTAATCAAAAATATGATTACACAACAGATTTGATTTTTGAAAAGTCAAAAAACATATCGACATTTGAGGTGTATATTAACGGTTCCTTTTTTGGAAACGACCCGAATAAAATACAAATCAACACGGGGGACAATCTAACTTTAGTTGTAACAAAGAATGATAACAATGATGAATCATCGATAACATTCATGTCCATAGTCATTTAATCTTCTCCGTATATATCTTTTTTTTCCTTACACTTTTCCAAAATTAACTTCTCTAAGAAACGGTACATCTTTATACCTTGTTTGTCACAATATTTCTTTAGGACATCGTGAACTTCTTTGGAAATTTTCAAATTCTTTATTTCTCGACCATTCTGCAACATAAGATAAAAAAGGCAGAAAATTGTCTGCCTGAATTATAAATACTTATTAGTAAGTCAAGTATTTTGGTTTTTTCGTGAATATTTATCAATAAAAATAAAAATAAAGAAAAAAATTAAAACTAATGGCTAGCAACTCAAAAGTATTCGTTTCTCCTGGGGTTTATACCTCAGAGGTTGACTTAAGTTTTGTTGCTCAAAGTGTTGGTGTAACAACTCTTGGTATTGTAGGTGAGACCTTAAGAGGTCCGGCCTTCGAGCCAATATTCATCAAAAACTTTGACGAATTTGAAACTTATTTCGGTGGGACCTCACCTGAAAAATTTATTAACACTCAAATCCCAAAGTATGAGGCGGCGTATATTGCAAAATCCTACTTACAACAATCAAATCAATTATTTGTAACAAGAGTTCTTGGTTTATCAGGATATGACGCTGGACCATCTTGGTCAATCACTACGAAAGCAAATGTTGACGGAGCCACAGTTGGATTTTATTGTAATTCAGCCACAACAGTCGACTGTGTGATTGAATGTGTCGATTATGAGGTGATTGATTTTGATATTGATTTCATAGGTTGTTCTGATAATATCAACACTATCCAATTTACTAATACCGCACAGATACCTGCAGTTTTATCGAATAAATTAACAATCCCTATGGAGTTGTTTAACGGTAGTGTAACAACAGTTCAATCAAACATTGATACCCAAATATTTAATTCAATATTAGCCGGAGGTACAGGTTCAACCACCGCAAACACAATATATTACTACGGTGTAATTTCAGGGGAAACATACAGTGCGTTATCCCCAACATATACCGCAGCGACTAATGTTTTTGGTGTTGATAGCGTATCTTCTACAGGTTATGACTATACAGACCCAAATAATGACCCTTGGTACTATGGATTATTTGACAATAACTCCCACGAAGTTGGTGGATATTCAGGATACTCTTTTTATTCGTACATCAGTTCATTTGAACTGACATCAACCGCTGATAATTGTGCAACTTTCTATACTTTTAGTTTAGACGGTAACAATGGTATTATAAATTATAACACAAATACAATTTCAGTATGTGTACCAAGTCCTTTAGGCGAATTTATTCCTAGTTTTACAACTTGTGTAGACGCATCAAATGTGAGTGTTAACGGAGTAGGTACAATTTATGACGGAGCAACACCTGTTAATTTCAGTGCGGGAACTGTTATTTTTGAGGTAGTTTCAAATGACGGAACGGTTACTGAACAATGGACAGTTACTGCAGTTGTTAATGACCCATGTAATCCTTGTAATTTTACAAGCGCAGGAACTCAAAATACAGGAACTATAACTAGATGTTATCAAGGTACATTGTCGGGACAAATTTTTGTATACTCAGGAACACCTTATTTAAGTTACGATGACATGGTTATTGCTACATTACGTTCAAGAGGTGTTGCAACTTATGGTAACGACACTGGAGCGGTATATGAAGTAACCGGAATGAATGACGTGTCAATGGTAACAACTGGACAGTATTCAGGAGTTACAAAAAATCCTTTCTCAACATTCGGATTAAATGTAACAAATAATGACGGAACTAATTTATTCTTCCAAACATCATTTACTAATTCTGATTCTCAATATATTGGAAAAGTGTTTGGTTCTACTAATTTTGGAAAACCTAGACAAACTGTTCCGTTGTTTGTGGAGGAAAGATATCAAAATCTTCTTACTTACGCTTGGAGAAAAGGTTATATCAAAGGTTTGAGTACTTCTTTAACCGCATTACCTGATGCAAGACAAGCGGCGGACCCAACTTCAATCGCTTTTTATTTAGAGAGATATCAGTCGGCAATTTCTCCTTGGATTGTTTCCGAATTAAGAGGTACTAAAGTTTATAACCTATTCAGATTCCACACGGTTCCTGATGGTGATGATGCTAATATTACTGTTAAAATTTCTTTGGCTAACATGTCATTTGCTAATCAAACTTTTGATATATTGGTTAGAGATTATTTTGATTCAGATAACGCACCTGTAGTTCTTGAGAAGTTTACTAACTGTAGTATGAACCCAAATGAAAATAATTTCATTGCGGTTAAAATAGGTACCTCAGATGGTGAATATCAATTGAACTCAAAATACATAATGATAGAGATGAATGAAGACGCACCTGTAGACGCTCTTCCTTGTGGATTCTTAGGATTCAACATGAGAGAATACGCAGGAGTGGTACCTCCATTTCCTATCTATAAAACAAAATACGACCTACCAGGTGAAGTGGTTTACAACCCACCTTTTGGTACTGCGGCCGGAAATGATGACAGCATCACAAGCGCGGGTGATAATGTTCGTAGAACTTATCTTGGTGTGTCAGATACTGTAGGTTATGATGTTGATTTCTTCGCTTACAAAGGTAAAAGAATTCCTAATAACATTTGTCTAGATGACACAGGTGATGAGTGGGGTTACAGAACTAAAGGTTTCCACATGGATAAAAATGCAACAGGTATTACAATATCAAATGGATTTGCAACAAGTGGTGAGTCGGCGTTCTTTGTTGGTTCTGGTTCATTTATAACAGACCCTGATGATGAGACAAATCCTTACTACAGATTATTCGCTCGTAAATTTACTGTGGCGGTTCAAGGAGGATTTGACGGATGGGATATCTATAGAGAATATAGAACAAACTCTGACAGATTTGTTATTGGTAAATCAGGTTACTTAAAAGGAGCTTGTGAATCAATTACTTATCCAAATGCAACAGGTTGGGGAGCGTTTAAGAAAATTACAATTAACAAAAATTCAGTTGATTGGGCAAATACCGACTATTACGCTTACTTACTTGGTCAAAAATCTTTTGAAAACCCTGAAGCCACTAATATCAACGTATTTGTAACTCCAGGTATTGATTATGTGAATAATTCTAATCTTGTTGAATCAGCAATCGAAATGATTGAGTACGACAGAGCGGATTCTTTATATATCTGTACAACACCTGACTACAATATGTTTGTATCAGCACCAGGTAACTCAGAAGATTTAATTTACCCACAAGAAGCGGTGGATAATCTTGAGACAACAGGTATTGACTCTAACTACACTTGTACTTATTACCCTTGGGTGTTAACTCGTGATAGTGTTAACAACACTCAAATTTACCTACCACCAACTGCTGAAGTTACAAGAAACTTGGCGTTAACCGATAACATCGCATTCCCTTGGTTCGCGGCGGCAGGTTACACTCGTGGTATAGTGAACGCGATTAAAGCTCGTAAGAAACTCACACAAGAAGATAGAGACACTCTATATAAAGGTAGAATTAACCCAATTGCAACCTTCTCTGATGTAGGAACGGTAATTTGGGGTAATAAAACTCTTCAAGTTAGAGAGTCGGCTCTTGACAGAATCAACGTAAGAAGATTGTTATTACAAGCTCGTAAGTTGATTTCCGCAGTTTCTGTTAGATTGTTGTTTGAACAAAACGACCAAAAGGTTAGACAGGACTTCTTGGATGCGGTTAACCCAATCTTAGACGCAATCAGAAGAGACAGAGGTTTATACGATTTCCGTGTAACTGTTTCTTCAGACACTGCGGACTTAGATAGAAACCAAATGACAGGTAAGATTTAGCCGGTGTAAAAACCGGCTTGTTTTTTATTTATTAATATGAGAATAAATTTTGTAAACGAAGGTATAACAGACGAGGGAACTCCTGATATGAAATATTATGCATTTGACTGGGATGATAACATCGCTATTATGCCAACAAAAATAATATTAGAAGATAGTGACGGAGATGAGGTTGGGATGTCAACTGAAGATTTCGCCGAATATAGAGAATATATAGGTAAGAAACCATTTGAATATGAGGGACATGAAATAGTAGGTTTTGCAAAAGACCCTTTCAGATTTTTCAGTACAAAAGGAGACAAACAATTTATTGTAGATTCAATGTTGGCCAAACCAGGTCCTGCGTGGAGTGATTTTGTGGAGGCAATTAATAACGGTTCAATATTTTCAATAGTAACTGCTAGAGGACATTCTCCAAATGTGTTAAAAGAAGCGTGTTACAATATGATTATTTCAAATCATAACGGAATTGATTCAAATGAATTAGTTAAAAATTTAGAAAAGTTTAGAGATTTGGAGGGAATTGGAAGTTCTTCAAAAAGAGATATGATTATTGAGTATCTTAATATGTGTCGATTTTATCCCGTGACTTATGGACAAGGTTCCGCTCAAAGTCCTGAAGAAGGTAAAATAAAAGCTTTAAAGGGATTTGTGGACTATGTTAAAAGAATTTCAAAGATGATTAATAAAAAGGCTTTCTTAAAAAATAAAGTTTCAAACAGATTTACACCAACAATTGGATTCTCAGATGATGATTTAAGAAATTTAGAAAAAGTTAAAGGTCATTTTGAAAAAGACCCAGAAAATATAATTAAAACTATTTCTACGCATGGAGGAATTAAAAAACCTTACTAATCTGGAATTTATCTGAAAAAAAACCAAAGTAAAGAGAAAAAAATTAAAACGGTATATTTATAAAATATAAAACGAAATAAAAATTTAAAAAAATTATAGACAATGGCTGATTTACTAATGAAAATGCCGATACCCTACGAACCCAAAAGGCAGAATAGATTTATTTTGCGTTTTGATACTACATTAGGGATAAACGAGTGGTTCGTTGAAAGCGCGGCTCGTCCACACATAACAATTAACCCTGTTGCGATTCCATTTTTAAATACGGAAACTTATGTTGCTGGTAGATTTACTTGGAGCACAATTAACGTTAAATTCCGTGACCCTATTGGACCTTCAGCGTCACAAGCTCTTATGGAGTGGGTTCGTCTATGTGCCGAATCAGTTACAGGTCGTATGGGTTACGCCGCGGGTTATAAGAAAAATGTTGACCTTGAATTATTAGACCCAACAGGAGTTGTTGTGGAGAAATGGATACTTGAGGGAACATTCTTATCTGATGTTAACTTTGATACTTTAGCGTATAACTCAGACGCATTGGCTAGTATCTCGGCAACACTCCGTATGGACCGTTGTATTTTGGTATACTAAAAATTATTTACATATTTTAAAATGTCCCGTATATATCAGTATACGGGATTTTTTTTATGGAAACAACTGGATATACATGTAACACTTGTGGTAAAATATTTGAAACTGAAGAAGAGTTTTTAAATAGACACAAAGAAAAGTATACTAAACCTGTCGATAAACAAAATAAATAACTTTATTTATTTTTAATCTAACTTATTTTTAAAATAAAAAAGTATGGACGCTCAATTATTACAAGCTGCAACAGAAAATTTTTCATTACCACACGATGTTGTATCATTACCATCGGCTGGTATTTTCTATAAATCTAAAAAGAAGTCAGTAAAAGTAGGTTATCTTACGGCTAACGACGAAAATATAATTATTAACGCGGCAATGAATGTCCAAGATAATTTGGTACTGACATTACTAAGAAATAAATTATATGAGCATGACTTAAGACCTGAAGAATTACTTGAAGGTGATGTTGAGGCGATTATGATTTTTTTAAGAAATACATCATTTGGTAGTGAATACCTTATTAATGTTGAGGACCCAAAAACAAGTAAAATGTTTGAAGCTTCAATTAGTTTGGATGAGTTAAATATCAAACAAACCGAACACAAACCAAATGAGGAAGGCTTGTTTGTTACTAAATTACCTAAAAGTCAGGTTGAAGTTAAATTAAAACCTTTATCTTATTCTGAAATTGTTGAGATTGATAGAATGGCTAACGAATACCCGGCAGGTAGAGTCGCCCCCAAGATAACTTGGAGATTGACAAAACAAGTTGTTGAACTTAACGGCAGTAGGGATAAAGGGAATATTGCTAAATTTGTGGACCAAATGCCAATATCCGATTCCAAACATATTAGAAATTTTCTAAGAGATAATCAACCAGGTCTTGACCTTAAAAAAACAGTAAAAGCCCCATCAGGAGAAATTGTAACAGTAGACGTTACTTTTGGGGCCGACTTTTTTCGCCCTTTCTTCTAGTTATCGTCAATACTTAATTGATGAATATCTATTGATGTCAAGAGTATTGAGGACACAATACTCTGAGTATCTTTTTATGCCCACTTATGTTAGAAAATATTTGGTTGGTAGGATTATTGAAATCAATACACCAAATAAAAACTAATGTTCTCTCTATTTATTTTAAAATAGATTATGTCAAGTGGGTTAACCGAAATTAGAGATGTCTTTGTTGATTTAGGTAAAGAAATTGCTAGCTCGATTGCTACTAACTTTGACGTAGAATCCGTCAAAAAGAAATTGGTCGAAGTTGACATCGAGACCATGAAAATTACCAAAAGTTTTGGTTTAGGTAGAGACAATATAGTTGAATTAAAAGGGGCGATGACCGCTGCGGTCACAGAAGTAACCCTATTAGGAGGTAAATTTTCGGACATTGTAGATATCCAAAAAGACGTTGGGGAAGTTTTAGGTAGGAATATGATACTGGCCTCAAGTGCGTATGAAAAAATATTTGCAATGCAACAAGTTACAGGTCAAGATATCAGTAAGGTTTTACCTGCAATGAAAGAAGTTGGTATATCTACCTATCAATCAGGTAAAGAAATGGAAAAAGTGGTAAATTCCGCAAGAGAAATGGGTGTTAATGCTCAGGCCGTTTCTAGTATGGTTGTAACAAATATGGGTAAATTAAATGAATATCATTTTGATGGAGGGATTGAGGGTTTAGCCAAGATGGCGGGTCACGCTAAAATGATAAACATGAGTATGGAAAGCACCTTTAAATTTGCGGATATGGTATTCAATCCTGAAGGAGCTATCGAAGCAGCATCCGCTTTGCAAAGATTAGGAGTTGCTCAATCACAATTACTTGACCCATTAAAATTAATGGATTTGTCGAGGAATGACCCGGCCGAACTACAAAGACAAATGTCTGAAGTAGGTAAAGGGTTTGTTGAACTTAATGAAAAAGGTAAGTTCGAAATCATGCCAGGGGCTAAAGGAAGGATGACCGAAATCGCAAAGGCGATGGGTATGAACTATAGTGAGTTTGCTAAAATGGCCATTGGGGCTAAGGAAGTTGATGACAAACTACAGAAAATTAAGTTTCCTGATGGAATCAAAGAAGAGGATAGACAGTTTATCGCCAATATGGCGGAAATGAGTGAAACTGGAGAGTACGTAGTTCAGTATAAGGGACAAGAGGTTGAGGTTAATAAACTCATGGATAAGTTCCAAGGAGACCAAAAGGCATTCCAAGAGTTCATGAAAGAAAGCCAGCCAAAAACAGTTGAAGAAATGGCTAAGGCTCAACTTGATGTTCAGACAAATATTGATAAAAATTTGGAAGCTTTAGCGAATAGGTCAGGATATGCGGTTGCGGGAAGTAAGATGGGGGAAGACCAATTGGAAGCCGCGAAACTAACTTACTCTACGATAACTGACTTAGCTAAAGGGTTTGATATTAAAGGTATTAGAACACAATATGAACAGGGAATGACAGGTGTGTTAGGTTCTTTAACTAAAGCTCTAACAGGGGAAGGAAGTGCTATGGATATTTTTACCGCATTAGGAGATGCGGGGAAAGGAATGACAGAATTCTTTCAAGGAGGGTTTAAAACTTCTATGGAATCAGCAATGTCTACCGCACAATTATTACAAAACTCAAATAATGAAATTATAAAAGTTGTGAACGCTGCGGTTGGAGCAACAGTTGATACTGTTAAGGAACATGAAGGATTTAATAAAGAAACCGGAAACACAAAACCACCCACAACACAATCGTTGATGACCAATGAGGTTAATAACACATTAAATACTGTTGGAGGGACTAATCAACCATCAACTATGAGCAATACTCAAACGGTGTCGCATGATGGAAAAATAGACATTAGAATGACATTAGACGCTCCATCAAACGTAGATACCGCTCAATTACAAAAAGCCCTTGAAGACCCTAATTTTAGGATGGCTTTAGTTAAAGCAATACAGGAGATACAAACTAACTACGGTCAAAGTAATAGTGGTGAAAAAAAATAGATAATAATCTATTTATTTAAAAATCATTAAATGTCAGAAAGTACATTAACATTTGCATCTACTGAAACATTTAGGAATAAATTATTGGCTAAAAATTTAGCACCATATAATGTTCCTGGTGTTTACTCACCTCCGGTAACAAATCTGACTTATGAAACCGTTTTATCAAGTTACTCAACAATTGACTCACCTGATGAATTAATTGCAGAAAATCCTTTTGCAAATAAATTATATCCTCTTAACGAATTTGGTCCTGATGGTGGATATAATTTGGAAATAACATTTAACGGACCATTGGTTCCTGTAGACCCTAATCAAGGACCTTATTGGCCTTTAACCAATAGTCCCGTAGTCGAAGATTCTAATTTTTATCTTAATGTATCTATATTTTCACCTAATCAAGTAAACACATATAGACCTGAAGATGGATATGTTTTATTATACTCAGTTGATGATTATGAAAATATAAATAAAATTTTTCTTCCTTATTGGGAACCCCCAAGTTTTATACCATCAATATATTCACCATATGAGATTTTAATCTCAACAAATCCAACAGGAAGTGACGGACCTTTGTCACAGGATTCTTATATGGTTAGGTTAGCTGCGGAATCTTTAAGAGACGCTTTTCAAGCTAGAATATCCGCAGAAATATTTCAAAACACGGTTGGACAAGTTAATCTTCAGTCACTACAAGACCCATTTAATGCAAGTTTGTTAATTACAGGACAACAACCACTTGTTTATCAAAATTGGAGAATTACAGTTCCTGAAAACCCTGTACTTAGAGCGGTTGATTTGGCTACAAGATTGGCAAGTGCGTATTGGCCAGTATCACCAATACCAGGTGATTATTTTGATGAAAATCCACCTAATTCACAATCCGCACAAGTATCAAACGCTTTAAATGTTACTAATCAACTAACAGGTGGATTTTTAGGACCTGTACTTAATATAACTAGAAATCCATCAGAAATATTTTTAGCAAACACAGGAAACGCTCAAAGGTCGGCGTTGTTTAATAATATAGATTATAATAGATATCAACCCGCGTACAGACAAACTTTGGGTGGGTTATTAGGTATTGCTCAGGGATTAGTACAAGGTGTTGTTAACGCTTTAACACCAGGTGGTGAAGCGGAAAGTGGTTATTATGTTGGTAGTAGAAATGCGGAGCCGGGACAAATTACCTCACCCCCAAATCAAGTACCTGTTGATGCCTACGGAAGACAAGTTAATGCACCTGTATATGGCCCTTCTGAATTGGCCATTTTATTTGAGGGTAATGAGGATAATATAAATTTTGGGTTGAAGGCAAAATCCTTTGCCGATACAGATAATATTACAGGAAATTTTGTTTGGACTAGCCCTAAATTCAAGGGGGCTGCGGGATATCATCCAACTGTAGGTGGAGGAGTAGGTAGTAAAGACGAAGAATTTAATGTTATAAACGCAGATTATTCAAAGGCCGAATCTACAAACTTAGAGTTTAAAAAGAACTCAATATTAGATAATACTCAAAGATTAATACAATCGGCGGATAATTTACAAGGAATACAAAAATTAAAACATGTAGGTAACGCAATAAACCAGGTTAGTAAAGTTTTTAATGACGGATACAAAGAGATGACTAAGGGCTCTCAAGTTTTATCGTATTCTGATAATACAACTGGAGGTGAAGTAGGTCGTGAATATTGTAGAGTTTTTGCAAAAGATACCCCTTACTTAACTTACGCGGATTTACAAAAGAGAGATGGTATTACAACAAGTGGTAGAAGATTCACTAATTCGGTATTAGATAGTACATATAATTTGAATATAGCACCATTACGAGGGTCTTCAGAAGAAAGAATAGGGTCTACAAATTTACAGAAAAATGCTCAGGGTACTATAGTTGCCAAAAAATATATGTTTTCTATAGAAAACTTAGCTTGGAGAACATCATCTAGACCTGGATTTACATATGATGAATTACCCGACTGTGAGAAAGGACCAAATGGAGGTAGGGTAATGTGGTTTCCTCCTTACGACATTAAATTTTCAGAAAGTAGTTCTGCGAACTTTAATGGACAAACATTTTTAGGTAGACCCGAACAAATCTATACATATAAAGATTCAAGTAGAACGGGGCAATTATCATGGAAGATTGTAGTAGATAACCCATCAATTCTAAATATAATTGTTGAAAAACAATTAAAAGGACAAAATAAAGAAAAAATAAATTCAATTATCGATTCATTCTTTGCGGGTTGTGTTAAGTATGACATATATGAACTGGCTAAAAAATTTAATACAATCCCTACCAAAGATTTATATACATATCAAGAGATTATTAACAACCCAAGATTAACACCTGAAGAATTACAAGGGGTAAAAAGAGAAATTCCTATTGATGTTCCGGTCACGACAAATGAGAATGTTTATATGGACCAACCAACTACAAAAGAAATAGAAGACCCGGCCGCCGCAACATTCAATACAAAATATTTAGGATTTGCATTTTACTTTGATAATGATATACCAGGACCTCAAAATAAAAGTGTTACCACCACTTCGGAAAATTATGAATCGACCTATAATACATATATTGGACAACAGTCAACATATCTACAGAAAGCTTCAGTAACTTTTAATTCCGACAACTTTAATTCCAAGACAGATGAATTTTTTAACGAGATTATAAAAAATAATTTTGAATTTATAAAAAATCAATTTATTCCTGATGCTAAAGCTCTATTAGAAAACGGTTCCGAAATTTCTATAGATTTAGTTGGGTCCGCGTCTGCCACAGCTTCTGTTGATTATAATAAGTCGTTGTCGGCTAGAAGGATTGATTGTATTAAAAATTTCTTTAACACCACTTCATTAAAACCGTTTATAGAGAATGGTAAATTTAAGTTTAATTCAACCAACGCTGCTGGTGAAGAAATATCAATACCTCAAAAATCTAATGAGGTTACAACTGGAACCACAACAGAATCAACCACTGACTCAGGGGTTCAAACTCAAGAATCTGTTAATTGTACTGCAGATGTTAGGGATAAAAATAATAATGTTACTGATAATTCTCAAATCTATTCTGTAAGTGCAATGGCTTGTAGAAGAGTTAGAATTTCAAATATCAATGCAATACCAGGTAAGATAACTGTAGAGGGAGAACCTGAAAAAGTTTTAAAAGAAGTAAAACAAAATACAGTTCTTACACCATCAGGAACTACGGTAACAGTATATCCCCCACGACCTGAACCAACGGTTAGTGTTGTAAAAAAATTAAAAGAAGGGATTGGAAAACAAATTTTGAGAAAATTATTAACAGAGTGTGATTATTTCGAAGTGATAAAAGAAAGTAATCCATTTGTATATGGGACAATAAAAGAAAAAATAAAATATTTTAGTCCCGCGTTTCACTCTATGACACCTGAAGGTTTAAATTCTAGACTCACTTTTTTGAATCAATGTATGAGACCTGGTGAAACAATACCAACAATAGGACCTGACGGAACACCAATATATGATAATGCGAGAAACACTTCGTTTGGAGCTCCCCCCGTTTTAATTTTAAGAATAGGGGACTTTTTCCATACTAAAATAATTCCAACAGGATTACAAATAGGTTATGAACCTTTAGTATTTGATTTAAATCCCGAAGGAATTGGAGTACAACCAATGATTGCGACCATTAGCTTAAGTTTTAATATCATTGGTGGAATGGGATTGGCAAAACCTGTAGAACAACTACAAAATGCGTTATCGTTTAATTATTATGCAAATACTGAAATGTATGATGAAAGAGCGGTTCCTACAGAAGACACATCCGCGTTAGATAAAACTTTAGTTAATGATACGTTAACTGGTGAAGAATCCGCCACACCAAACCAAGTTCAAAATCAACAACCTAATGATGGTGGAACCACAATCGGAACCGTTATTACGACAATACCTGTTGTTAGTGGACAAACTGGTGAAATTGGGTATAAAGATATTATGGATAAATTATATGATGGTGCTAAAGGTTATTTTACAACAATAATAAATCAGTTAGAGAGTGTTGTTAAACAAAATAATTACGGTGTTTTAATGTTGGTGAATCATGCTAAAGAAATTAATGTCGAAGCCGCAGAACAATTATATGTTAAAAATGGTTCGGAAGAAAATAAAGTATATCTATATGGAAACCCATCTAAATATGAAGGATTAGTTACTGAAATTTTTGAAAAAAATATTCAAGCGGTGACCGACGACGACAATCCAATCATTAAAACATTTTTAATGGAATATACCTATTCAGGAATTATTGTTGATGTCCTAAAAGATAATTTAAAAAACTACTTAAAAAATAACCAAAACACATTCTCAACAAATTTATCTACAATAATACAAGAAATTACTGTTTTCGAACAAGATTTTTTCCAAACGGTAAGAAAAGTTAGTTTAGTTTCACAATCTTTAGATGGTAAGTTATTATCAGGTAATGTTCCTAGAGTTTATAACACATCTGGCACGTCAGAAATTTCTGCAGCTAGTGAGACAACACCCGAGGACACATTGGCGGAACTTAAGGATGATTTTGAACGTTTCATAACTAGAAGTGAGAATTTTAATACACTTTGTTCGGAAGAATATAATGTATTTACCGACCAATATGAGGATGGTAATTTCCTATCAACAGGGGTAGATACAAATTTAGAAGGAGAATATGATAAATATTTTTATATAATAATGTCAAGAACTCTGAATGATAATGCTAAAAGAGATGAATTCTTAAATGAATTATTAAAAACTTTAGATAGTGATAATCAACTGGTTAGAAGAGTTAGAAGAATAGTTGAAGACGCGGCCGATAGGTACAAAAAACAACAAAAAGATGACGAAAAATATATATCGGACTTCAAGAAAGACAAAGACTATAAATTATATGTCGATGGTTTGGATGAAATTATGTATGTAAAAGGTAAATTAAGAAAGTTTGTTTATGACACAACACCAAATTCTTCTGAGGCGGCTAATGGAGAACTGATAAAAGATTTATACTTAAACCCATTCAAATTCAAGTAAAATGCCAAGTAGACAATATTATAATAGATATAATAATTTTGTAGTTAATGGACAACAAACAGTTGTACCATATGTTAATCTACGAAGTAAATCAACAGATAAAAGATTTATTTACAAGGTTGGACAATCAAGATTAGATAAAATTTCACAACAATATTATGGAACACCATATTTTGGTTGGTTAATAATGATGGCTAATCCGATTTACGGGGGACAAGAATGGAATATAAATGACGGCTCAATATTGACAATTCCATTTCCTTTAGTAGCATCTTTACAAGATTATAATAACGCTCTGAACAACCACTTCTTCTATTATGGTAGGTAAATCCGAAAATATTTTAACAGAATTTGATTTTAATAATATTACAATCATAGACCCAAATAAAGTTGTTGATGAACAGGGTAATATTAAAGAAAGATATGTTAATCAAGAAGATTTGGTGATGTACGCCAACTTGGAAGCGAAAATGTTACCTAGAACAAAGTTGGCGGTCGGGGTTAATTTAAATGATGCGGTTCAAACATTACCCATTGCTTCTATTAACTTTTTGAAACCTGGTAACAAACCTTATTTGGATAATACTTACACCGATGAAATCACAGGGAAAGATTCTTTAAAGGGTGAAGGTATTAACCAATCTAGTCAAACTAGAATACAAAATCCTAATAGAAGTGATGACTTTTATATTAGACAATCAACAATGTCAGGAGGTAAGCCAGGGACCACAGATACAGGTCTTTTAGGTATCGTTAGTATCAGTATGACATTTGATACTTCTTTTTTACCTGTAATTCGAGTAGAACTTGTCGACATAAAAGGTAGAGCGATGTTTGAAGCGGGAAATAATTCGCCATACGCTGCGTTTTTCAATTTACCGTACCCCAAATTCTATCTAACCATAAAAGGTTATTATGGTAAAGCATTACGACTCGAATTAATGTTACAAAACTTTAATAGTAGATATGATTCTACTAATGGTAATTTCAATATATCCTTAATTTTTTATACATACAAATATAGTATGTTGGCGGAAATATCTATGGGAATGTTATTGGCAACACCACACATGTTTAAATCGAGTATAAGCGCGAAGGCAATTCAAGGAGGGGAAACACCTACTGTACCCGTAAATCCTGGATTTGTTGAAGGAGGTTATGAAAAAATTAAAGAAGTTTATTCAGAATATAAATCAAAAGGTTTAATACCTGATGATTTTCCAGAGATAACGGTTGTCCAAATGAGAGACAGAATTGAAAATTTTATTAAAAACATTTTGGATAGTTTTACAAAACAAAACTTAGACCCATTAACTCAACTGGACTCGTATCAAAAAACGATAAACGACTACACCCAAGAAGTTTATTATACACAGGCACTTTCATGGTTTAACACATATATGGATAAAACACGTCCATTTGTTTTAAAAAATGTTTTTAAAACAAAGGTATATACGTTCAAACCTGAATTTGACAAACAAGCTCAAGCCGACGCAACATCTAAATTAGATGGAATAATCCAAAAATATAATGGAATTCTAAAGAACAATGAAACTGTCGGAACTAATGGAAATTACACAATCGATGGTAAAACAAAACCAGCATCAATCCCATTTAATATAACTTTAGATACAACTTTTTTAAGAACATTTACAAGTGTAGATGAAATTGATTTTACAGAAACTATAAGATTAATTAGCGGAGGTACATCCGCATATACGGACACTAGTTCTGCGGAATACATTGCGTTGGAACAAGATTTAAGAGCAAGGGCGGTTCTAAACTCGGCAGATGTAACACTTTCTAATGGGGAGATAAAACAAGTTTATAAGTATTTTGCGTTTGAAAACAACGAGAAGGAAATTTTAAATAAAGTTTCAAATTTTTTAAATCCAACATTTTTAGGTGAGATTGCGGAAATGGAGAAGAAACTTAAAGCAATCAGATTACAGATAGAACAAGAATTAACAGACGCTCTACAAAAACTGTTACAGAGTTCTGATAACGGAATAGGATTTTCACCAACAATAAGAAATGTATTGGCGGTTATTTTTGCAAATGGAGAGGCGTTTATTAGATTGATGGACGATACTCATAGAGAAGCTTGGAATCAAAGAAATAATCCTGTAAGAAAAGCCGCAATATTCAACAAACAAACTGCAGAAGCAAATCCTGATAATTTAAATTCAGGTTTAGACGCGGAAACCCCGGTGTATCCATGGCCTCAATTTCTAGTTGCGACAACGGGAGAGGGAGGAAAGGAAATGTTTGAAATAAAATACCCTGGTGATTCTGATGTTATTACTCAAACACAGGGATTTGATTATGAGGCTTGGCCTGAAATAGAATTCGAAGAGGAGTTTATAAAAGGATATGTTGAAAGAACCCAACCCCCTCAAAATCAGGTAACAAATTTCAATCAATTATCTGATGTAAAAAGAATTAGTTTTAATGCGATAGAATACCCCATTAATAATGGTGTCTTTTACAATAAAGAAGAAATTAAATTTTTCTTTGAAATTTACGAAAGAGTATTTTTTACTTCAAATTATTCAAAATTGTCAAGAGCCAATGAATCCTTAGGTGAAACCGATAAGGTTGTTGATGCAATTGCGGATGCGGAAGCTAGAAATGTGTTAGAGGCGTTGGGCTCGACAAATCCGTTTTTAATTGAAAAAATTAAAAACTATGGGTTTAACTCTGCAAATTATTTAAACACATTAAGACACTTTTCAAATGAAGGAACAGGACAGAGTTGGCAGAATTATCTAAGAGGTATTTTTAATTCAAGTTATATTAAAAATTTACAAAATAATGCGGAATTTGAGTTTATGGATGTTGCAACTTTACTAACACCTATAAGTACGCCATTATTATCATTAGAAAGTGAAAAAAATGTTACAGAATTTATTTCTGCAAAAACAGTATCAAATATTGTAGATTTTACTGACATATACCCATTCACAAATCCAACTTTTTGCCAACAAGGTTTGGCTAATGGAAATTCTTCGGGAGGTATTAAGGGTGCTTTTGAAACTAGTAATGTTATATCATTTAACGATTCTAAAAAAATTATTACAAACTTTTTAGGATTTACAAAACCTGACTCAGTTAGACCGGTAACAAACTTTGTGTATAAAAAAACTGTTGTACCACAAGTTGATACCGATACTATAAAATCATTTTACGAAGGTAGAACTCCCAAAAAACAATTAGTCACCGAAGGAAATGTTAATTACTCATCGTACAATGGATTAGTTAGTAGTGCCCAAACCACTTCAATGTTTAACACACCATTCTTTATTAATTCAATAGTTGAAGGTGTTGAAAAGTTTAGAAACAACGATTTAAATCCATATACCGTACCCGCTTATTTATTTATTAATAGTTTACCATTAGCGACTTTAAGAGAAAAATATCAAACGTTTGAGACAAGTAATGATGAAGGTGTGTTTAGTAAACCTTTGGATTACATTTTTGCAACAATGAAAAAATTTGGGGCAATTCATAAAGTCCCATATCCTTGGATTTTAAAGATAGGGTCAATATGGTATCGATATAAAAAATTTATTGAGGATGGAATTGATATTTTAGATATATCTTGGACTAATTTTGATGCTGTAAAAAATTACGACCCACAAGGAAATGACCCTACAAAGATATACGGGTTAATTTTAGAGGGGGCCCCATTTGATATAGTACTACAAAAAGATACAATATTTGGTACTGAAACATCTACGGTAATTAACACAGGATTTTACCCCGGACTAATAAATAAATTTAATGTATTCTTCCAAGGATTTGAAATAATAAATACAGATGTTGATATTAAAGGGGTTTGTAGTTTTCAAGGAAACGTAATGACCGTATCATCAGTAAATTTCAATAGTTTGACTGCGGGTTATGTCTTAAATGTACAAGGTTTAGGAACAACGACAATATTAAGTCAAGAACCTGGAGGGACACCGGGCGGAACCGGAACCTACTTGGTTAGCACAAGTCAAAATTTATCAGGAAGTTCTTTTACCGTAACCAACTTCTTTAACACACCATATAGTACTCAATCAATACAAGACGCATTGGCCAAAGGTATTAAAATAGAATATTCGTCAGATTCTATTTTAGATTTCCCCGAAGGGTTTGACCCAAGTAATCCACAAAGAGATTTACGAATTATTAATTGGTCTGTGTTAGTTGATGATAATACGGGAAGAAACCAATATGTTTTCCCGTCACAAGGCTCTAATTATAATCAAGTTCAAAATGAATGTTTTGAAAATGGTCAAATTAAAGTTGAGGTTAATAATAATGCCTCAATGTACAACGGGTCGGTAAGAATGTTTTGGGCTTCACCACATTTCGGGTATTTTGATTTATCAAAACTAACAAAACCATCACCATCAGAATACCTTAAAACAATTTTCTTCGATAAAGAAGAACAAGATAATTTTACATTAAATGGTAGTGTTAACTATACAAAAATATCTGAAATTTTTTCAGTTTTTGAAAAAGAAATATTAGACCAACTTGAAGAAGAATTTTTAAACTTTTCTAAATGTAAGTACGATTATGTAGACACTGGTTTAATTAAACCTTTAGCAATGACCGAGTATTATGCTCAAATGGCCGCAACTGATACTACATCAACCGCCGACCCATCAGTTCTAAATCAATCTACAGCAACTACTGCAACAACAAATGTTACTCAAACAACAAATGCGGATGCCGAATTAAATGCAAGTTTTAAGAATTTCCAAATTTTATTTACAAATTTGATGAAGGTCCCTAAAACAACAGGAGACACTGGAGACCAAATAATTTCCCAAATCAAAGATAGTCAAACAGTTAACATTGCAAATACTATTGAAAAGTTCATGAACTTTGATGTTGCTTTTAAATTTGGCAATCCCTCAAACTATAATAAAAGATTATTTAACAGTTTTGCACCGGTACAAATTGTGGACCCATTTACTTGGGAAGGTTATAAAGAAACAACTCCTAACGCATTACCGGCTAGTAATAATTTAGTGTCATTAGCAAATTCCAAATCAAACTATCCTGACGCTTGGAAAGCTCTTGAAACGTATGTTGGGTTTTCTGAACTCTCAAGTTTAGAATATTCCAATTCAGGTTCTTATATTACGGATTTCTTTATTGATTTAAATGTTGCATTTAATGAGAACAACATTAAAAATCTTTATCCGATGATTAAGATTTACGCAACCCAAAAACTAACACAATACCAAAAAGACCCAACACCACCATCTTTACCTTCTACACCAACATTACCAAAAAATGTTTTGGAAATAGCATACTTAAAAAATGGTTATAGAGTTTTAGTATTTAAGCAGGGACCTAGAAGAGTTGCTCAATTAAGGGACGAGAATGACCAAGAGATTATTACTGGTCTACCTATATCATCAAGTATTTCTGATGTAAACAACAAACTTATAAAGGAAAGAATTGTTGATTACTTTGGATTTTTTTCTGAAAATCCTGATGACCCACAATTTATTGTGAATAAAGAAATTGCCCCGATTCCAGAATACACAGAGTCACCAAACCCTGAGGGTAAATGGTCATCAAACGCCTTATCTAATTCTGTCGATATCTATAATAGAAAAATTGAAGAATTTCAGAATAAAATTTTGGATTCTGTGTTTATTAAATTGAGAAATTCTTATGCTAATTTCACAATAGTCCCTGAGACCATTAAACAATCTGTTTTAGAAGGACCCCAACCTAAAGTGGATTTGTGGGGAACTTTTAAAGCAATTAATGATAAATGGATTGCAGGTAATGATTTTAAACAAAAAACTTTATTTGAAGATGTCTTACTATTAGATAGAGCGAGTAGAAATGTGGGCGACTTTGTTTTATGTGATATATACAAACTTAAAAGTAGATTAAAAACTGTTGAACCCATAATGGACATGCAAACTTTTGTAAATGCTATTTTGGAAGAAAATAACTTCGTGGTTATGAGTATACCGGGGTACATGAATTTTTATAATGTCCAAGAAGCTCAAAAGAATGCAAAACCCAAGTTAGACAACACTTCAATATTTGCAAATAATTTGTTTGGAACATTTTTAGAAGTAGATTACAGGGAGTCGTCAACTAAGATGGTTTGTTTTTATACCAATCAACCAAGTATGCATGTTGACGTAAAGGATAATGTTGATTACATGTTTAGAGATGATTCATTTGAAATAACAAGGTCTTCAAATAACCCGCTAGCAGAAAATCAAATAGATAAGAAAGATTGGGACAAATCAAATAAAGTTGTTGGTTTTACTGTTGACATAGGGCCACAAAATCAATCAATATTTCATGGATTTAATGTTAGCCAAGGAAATAGTCAAAGTACTGCAGAATCTTTAGAAGTTATTGAACAGATGGCAAATCAGGCAGGCAACCGAGCGGTCGGTACCCAAAATACATCTTTATATAATCTTTACAAAAATAGAAGTTATTCGTGTACAATTAGTATGATGGGTAATGCAATGATGCAACCAACTATGTACTTCAATCTAAGATATGTACCAATGTTTCATGGACCATATATGATTCTAAAAGTAACACACTCAATAAATCCTGGTAATTTTGAAACAATAGTGGAGGGTATTAGACAACCAACAGCATCTTTACCAAAAGTAGAACAGTTTTTAACTTTGTTGAAAACAAATTTATTAAACAGTATTGTTGAGGAAAGTAAGAGACAGAAAGAGGCTCAAGACAAAGCTCAGAAGACCGCAGACAACGCTAAAACAATATCACAACAATTAAATAATTTTGTCACAACCAACCCGTCAAGTAGTGCCTCGGCCAATCAATCGTGCTCTGCAAATACAAGTTATGCGAACTTTACAAAAGAACAGGCGGTTAGTAGAACCGCAACCGCTAATGAAGTTAAGAATAAAATAAAAGAATTGGTTGATGACATATCTCTCGGAGATGTTGATAAAAATAATCTTAAAATTATGGTATTTGTCTCAACTTATATCGCTTCCGCGGCACAACCTTCAGGATTTAAGGCGAATAATTATAATTTTATAGGTTTAGATTTGAATGAATATTGGGGAGATAATTACATAAATAAAACTTATTTCTGTTCTGGTGATAATGTACCTTATGCTTCTTTTGATAGTTTAAAAACTTCGTTGACATTTTTAGTTGAAAGATGGAAAGGAAGAATTGTTACCATGCCTAATAATCCTACTGAAGTTGAATACACTAAATTTTGGATTGAAAATTTTGCGGCTAACACTTCTGGTAGGGATGCTATCTATTCTAATTACGACCCATCACAGTTAAGTAGTTTGCAAAATGAAGTTAAGTCGGCAATAAGTTTATTTAACTCAACAAACTAATAATTTTTAATTTAGTAAGATATTTATAAATAAAAACACTATGACAACCAAAGATGCTTTAGATAGGTATTTAGGAAAAAATACTCGTATCACAGAAAAAGAAACCGGTAACGGATATAAAGAAGTTTGTGACTTAGATACTGGTGAATGTTACACCCTAAGAATGAAAGACGGTTTAATTGAACGCGTTGACAACACAATGAAACAGAATAAAAAAATTCAAGTTGAAACAACAACTGGGGTTAAACAACTTTTAAATGGTTAAAAAAATGAGAATAGATACAAAAATCTTAAATGAAATTGCAAGATATAGTCAAATAAACAGATATATCAACGAGCAAGACGCTCCTCCTCCACCACCACCTCCACCAGGAGACCCTGCAGCAGGTGGAGCACCACCTCCACCACCTCCACCAGGTGGACCAACATTACCACCCGCACCTGGAACAGACCCAACAGCAGAGGCGACTCCGGCACAACCTGTAGACACGGCAAATGACCCTGACGTTGAAAAAGTTGGTGGGGATAAGGAAAACAAAAAGGATATTGAGGTTACCGATTTAGTAAAATCACAAGAAAAGATTGAAAAAAAACAAGAAGAATATTTTGATAATTTATTCAAACATCTTGATGAATTAGAAGGTAAACTTGCCAATATGGACCAAATTGTTTCTAAGTTAAATGACTTGGAGGCGAAGGTTGAGAAATATAGACCTAAAACTCCTGAGGAAAAATTAGAACTTAGAAGTTTGGATTCGGGACCTTATAATCAGAAACTTTCACAATTTTTTGAAGATAAACAAGAAGACCTTGAAAAGTCAGGTAAAAATGAATATGTTTTAACTCAGGATGATGTTGAGGAATTCTCACCTATGGAGATTAAAAAGAGTTTTAGAGATTTTGAAGAAGACGGAGAACCGTCTTCGTTTAAAGAAGTCAAGTATTAAAAAAAGGGACTTCGGTCCCTTTTTAATTTGACAACACCACGGCTGACACTTATAATTTAGTAAACTTTTAAATTTTTATATAAAATGGCGACAAACACTTTAGATTCGGTTTTAGCTCAGTATGAGCAGTCAAAACAAGGTGGTTCATCTAACACCTCAAAAATGTCTCAAGATGAAAGAATGAAAAAATATTTCGCGGCAATTCTCAAAGACAGCGAAAAACAAGGTCAAAAGCGACTACGAATTCTCCCAACAAAAGACGGAAGTTCACCGTTCAAAGAAGTATGGTATCACGAAGTTCAAGTTGATGGTAAGTGGAATAAAATCTACGACCCAGGTAAGAACGACAATGAGCGTTCACCACTCACTGAAGTTTATGAAGAACTTATGTCCACAGGAAAAGAGGCGGATAAGGAGCTTGCAAAACAATACAAACCTCGTAAGTTCTATATTGTAAAAGTTATTGACCGAGATAACGAACAGGACGGAGTTAAGTTCTGGCGTTTTAAACACAACTACAAGAATGAAGGTATTCTTGACAAAATCATCCCAATTTGGAGAGCTAAGGGTGATATCACAGACCCTGAAAAAGGTCGTGACATCATTCTTGAAATGACTAAGGCGAAAACTCCAAAAGGAGCAACTTACACCGTGATTCAAACAATCATGTATGATGACCCAACTCCCGTTCATGAAGATAAGGAAACCGCAGATTCGTGGGTAAAAGATGAGCTTAGTTGGTCGGATGTGTATTCTAAGAAACCTGTTGAATACTTGGAAGCAATTGCTCGTGGTGAAACTCCTCGTTGGGACTCTGATGCTGGTAAATATGTTTACGGTAATTCAGAAGAAACAACAATGTCTATGGGTGGAAGTTCTTACACTGACCCTCAGGCTGAGTCAGACCCCGATGACGAAATGCCATTCTAATTTATACGCATGGACACTATCTTAAAAATGGTGTCCATGCTTTTTAATTTTAAAATTTATTAAAAACATGACAATAGCAGAAAAACTTTATTCGGCTCTCATCAAGAAGTATGAAGCCGACATTGCAGAGGCTGAGGCCGAAATTTTAATTTATCTTTCTAATCCTGTTGGAATTGGAGAACATCCACAACATATTGAAGAAATGGATAAATTTGTTGAAAAACTTGCAAACGCAAAAGACAAGTTGGAGACATTACAATTGATGGTAAAAATTAATAACAATGGCAATTAAGAAAAAAGAAATTGGACTTGAATCAATCAAATCCAAATTCTCAACCTCAGCAAAATACAAACCACAAAGGTATTTTGATTTGGGAACTGAATTTTTGGATGCGGTTGGACTTCCAGGACCCGCAATAGGACATATCAATATGTTCTTGGGTCATTCTGATACAGGTAAAACAACCGCTCTTGTTAAGGCGGCAGTTGACGCTCAGAAGAAAGGAATTCTACCTGTATTCATCATTACCGAGCAAAAGTGGTCATTTGACCATGCTCGTATTATGGGATTTCAGTGCGAAGAAGTCGTTGATGAGACAACAGGTGAGATTGATTGGGATGGGTTCTATCTATTCAATAATAATTTTGATTATATTGAACAGATTACAGAATACATCAATTCATTATTAGATGCTCAAGAAAAAGGTGAATTAGATTACAGTTTGTTATTCCTTTGGGATTCTGTTGGTTCAGTCCCATGTAAGATGACATTTGAAGGTAAGGGTGGAAAGCAACATAACGCTTCAGTACTTGCTGACAAGATTGGTATTTTGGTTAAACTCATCTTTGGTATTTTTGTTTGGTAATCAAAAAGGTGCTGGCACTACAAAGATTACGGCAACAAAAGACAAGAGAACTGTTAAATTTGCCACAAGAACCAAAGTTTCTGTGTTGAAAAATCACATCAACGGACTTGGTTATGAAGATGGTAAAATTATAGTTACACCACATGGATTTATGGCGGGTAAAGAACCCGCAGAAGAAAAGGCATCTATTGAGTCATACAAAAAAGAACATGCTGAATATTGGAAAGATGTTCTTGGTGTTGTAGATTTGGATTTTGATTTGAAAGAAGAAGTTGAACAATAATAAACTTACTTGTGACCAAAACATTATTAATTGACGGTAACAATTTACTTAAAATTGGATTTCACGGAGTAAGAGATTTCTTTCACGAAGGAAGGCATGTCGGGGGTATTTGGCATTTTCTGAATACCACCCGACGCTTTATTGAAGAAGAAAATTTTGATAAGGTCGTTGTGTTTTGGGATGGGGAAGGTAGTTCATCCGCTCGTAAATTAATTTATCCCCAATACAAAGAAAATCGTAGACCGCTTCCCCAAGATTTTAAAGAAGAATCACTTTACGAACAAAAATCAAGGATTAAACAATACCTTGAAGAAATGTTTATTCGTCAAGTTGATATTAACGGAAATGAGGCTGATGATTTAATTGCTTACTATTGTCAAATTGCAAATGATGAGATTATAACCATTTTCTCGGCGGATAGAGACCTGACTCAGTTAATATCAGATAACGTCTCAATATACTCACCTAATACAAAATTCACATACAAAAAAGGTGACTACATCAGATTGTATGAAGCTGAGATTCCCCACTATAATGTTAAAACCTATAAGATAATATCTGGTGATAAGTCAGATAATATTGATGGGATTTATTATTTGGGTGAAAAAACTTTGGTAAAATTATTTCCTGAAATACTTGAAAAACCGGTTACCTTTACCGATATTTTAGAAAAGGCAGAACTTCTTTTAAAAGAAGACAAAGACAACAAAGTATTACAAAACTTACTAACAGGTAAAACCAAATCAGGTATCTATGGAAATGAATTTTTTGAGATTAAAACTTCGTAAAACCATTTATGAAATTAACAAGAAAAGAAAAAAAACAATTTAAAACCAAAAAGTAAAATTTATGAAAGAGCAAGATTCAACAAAGTTGGAGTTCTTGATGATGGTAAATGACAACATCATCGTCCAAAGATTTTTTAATGTTAGGGATTTTAATCCACATGCGAAGTATTCAATTGATTTGCATGAGTATCTAACCGAGTTTAAGGATAAGATGCTACATCAACTTAAGATGAAAACAATTGACTACATGCTTGAGAATTCTTATGAAATCCAAAGCAACCCCGAGGTGTTAAACACATCTTACACTGATGGCCCAGAACACTTCAGCATGTTTATCAAACATGGTGATATGACAATTTGTCATCATCAGATGGATGCTAAGGTTTTCCCGCCTAAAATAAGATACACCGTAGATATCCGTCCTCACATAAAAACTTTGCTTTCGACTCTTACTGACATTTTTTCAGCTAAAAATTTAACTTATGAATATGCTGGAATTTCCTTGAAACCATCCTATTTATAACTTATAAGAAACTTTTAAACTATGGCGTCGAACAAAAATTTTGATTATTTAGGCTCTTCATTTCAGATACAATTACTCAACCAAATTATTGTAGATAAGGATTTCGGAAGGTCTATTATTGATGTCATAGAACAACAGTATTTTGAAAACAAGTACTTCAAATTAATCATTCAAATGATTAAGGAGTATCATTCAAAGTATGAGCATGTTCCTACTTTTGACACTTTGGAACAGATTGCAAAATCTGAAATCCAACAAGAACTGGCTTCAAAAATCATCATTGACACAATTGTAAAAGTCAAAGATGTTCAGATTGAAGGTTCTCAATTTGTTCAGGAAAAGGCTCTCAAATTCTGTAAACAACAAGAACTTCAAAAGGCGATTACCAAAGCTCAGAAAGTTATTGATGGTGGTGAATTTGAAAGTTATGATAAACTTGAAGAATTGGTTAGAGAAGCCCTTCAAGTTGGAGAAAGAGAAGATGGGATGTCCGATGTCTTTTCTAACCTTGATGATGTGTTGAATGAAGATTATCGTCATCCGATACCTATGGGTATACCCGGTATTGACAGATTACTTAAGGGAGGTTTGGCAAAAGGAGAGTTAGGGGTTATTTTAGCACCTACGGGAGTTGGTAAATCAACATTCCTAACAAAGATTGCAAATCACTCGTTCAATTTAGGATACAATGTACTTCAAATATTTTTCGAGGATAACCCAAAAATTATTCAAAGAAAACATATTACACTTTGGACAAAAGTTCACCCTGATGAGTTATCAAACAAGAAAGATGAGGTAATGGATAAGGTTAGAGAGGTACAAAGTAATATGGAGAATAGATTGATTCTTAAGAAACTACCTTCAGATACATTAACAATTCTACAAATTAAAAATCAGATTCGTAAAATGATTGCTGATGGGATTAAATTAGATATGGTTGTTTTGGATTACATTGACTGTATCGTTCCCGATAAGAATTTGGGAGATGAATGGAAATCTGAAGGTTCGGTTATGAGAGGATTTGAAGCCATGTGTCACGAGTTAAACTTAGTTGGATGGACGGCAACACAAGGTAACAGAAGTTCAATTTCATCGGAAGTTGTAACAACAGACCAAATGGGAGGTTCAATCAAGAAAGCTCAAGTAGGACACGTTATTATATCAGTTGCAAAAACTTTACAACAGAAAGAGATGAAACTCGCAACAATCGCAATAACCAAATCAAGAATTGGAGACGATGGAGTTGTATTTGAAAATTGTAAGTTTGACAATGGAATGCTTGAAATAGATACTGAAAGTTCTGTGACATTCTTGGGACTTGAGGAACAGAAAGAAGAAAACAACAGACAGCGAATTAAAGATTTGCTGGAGAAAAGAAAACAAAGAGAACAACAAAATAATTAATTAATATGAGTGAAAAAATTTTAGTAGAAAACCCAAATAGGTTTGTGATATTTCCTATTGAACACAACGATATATGGGAATATTATAAGATGCATCAAGCTGCTTTTTGGACGGCAGAAGAGGTTGACTTATCAGGTGATATTCGTGATTGGGAAAACCTTTCAGAGAATGAACAATACTTCGTTAAGAATGTTCTATCATTCTTTGCGGCATCGGATGGTATTGTTAATGAAAATTTGGCAGAGAATTTTTACCGAGAAGTCCAATATCCTGAAGCCAAATTTTTCTATGGATTCCAATTAGCTATGGAAAACATTCACAGTTTAATGTATTCACTTTTGATTGATACTTATGTGTCAAATCCAAAAGAAAAGGATGAATGTTTCCACGCGATTGACAGATTACCTGCGGTACAAAAGAAAGCCAAATGGGCGTTGGATTGGATTGAGAACGCATCTTTCCAAGAAAGATTGGTGGCGTTTGCCGCGGTTGAAGGAATCTTCTTCTCAGGTTCATTCTGTTCAATCTTTTGGTTGAAGTCAAGAGGACTTATGCAAGGTTTGTGTAATGCGAATTCACTTATCTTTAAAGATGAGAATCTTCACTGTGATTTTGCAATTCACCTTTTGAATAATCATTGTGAAAACAAACCAAGTGAGAAACGAATCAGAGAGATTCTATTGTCTGCTCTTGAAATTGAAAAAGAGTTTATCACAGAATCACTTCCTGTTTCACTTATTGGAATGAATTCAAATCTTATGAAACAATATCTTGAATTTGTGGTTGATGGACTACTAGTTAAAATGGGATGTAAGAAACAATTTAATGTTGAACAACCATTTAAATTCATGGAACAGATTGCCGTTGAAACAAAAGGTAACTTCTTTGAATCAAGAACTGTAGAATACCAAAAAGCAAAACTTAATGAAACATTGTCCTTTACGGATGACTTTTAATTGATTATTTTTTCAAACCATGATGTCACTTACTATTAAAAAGAGAGGTGGAGATAATGTATCATTTAATCCACAAAAAATTTATAACCGAATAAAAAGGTCCGCAAAAGGTATGAGTGTAAACTCTGATGAGATTTTCATCAAAGTAATAACATCAGTACCAACTGAGGGTGTTATAACCACAAAAGAGTTAGATAAGTTAATCTATGAAATAGCCGCGGCATATACCGGCAGTCATCACGATTATTCTCGTCTTGCTTCATCTGTGGCGATTTCATCTTATCACAAAGAGACCGACCCAAGTTTTTCAAACACAATGCACATGTTACATGTTGACGGTATTGTGAATGATAAATTGATGGAAATGATTGAGAGTTATGGTCCGTCAAATATTGATGATGTCATCAATCATGACAATGATTATAACTTTGACTATTTTGCTTGGAGGTCACTACAAGAAATGTATCTTTTGAAACTACCAAGTGGTAAAGTTGTTGAAAGACCACAACATATGTACATGCGTGTCGCAATTTGGGTTACCAAATCATTTGAACAAGCGGTTGAGTACTATAAGTCACTTTCAAGTCAACTCATTTCACCGGCAACACCAATTATGATTAATGCGGGTACGAAAGTTCCACAACTTGCATCTTGTGTTCTTCATTATAACGACGCAGATTCGAGAGACGGACTTTTAAATACCATGAGGGATATCTCAACCTATTCATCAGACGCTGCAGGTATTGGTCTTTCTATGTCTAATATTCGTAGTAAAGAAAGTCGTATTTCTTCATCAGGAGGATTTGCTGGCGGACTTTTAAAATACTTAAAAATTGTTAATGAATCACTTAGATTCTTTAATCAACAAGGTCGTCGTCCTGGTTCTGCGGCAATTTACTTGGAACCTTGGCACAAAGATATTTTTGACCTATTGGATATTAAAAAGAATACAGGGGCTGAAGAATTAAGAGCTCGTGATTTGTTCACAGCACTTTGGATTCCTGATAACTTTATGAACGCAGTTAAAAATAATGATGACTGGTATTTGTTCTGCCCAAACGACATCAAAAAAGCAGGAATCAAAGCTCTTCAGGAATGTTATGGAGAAGAGTATGAAGAAAACTACAACAAAGCGGTTGAATTAGGACTTGGTAAAAAAGTTAAAGCACAAGAAGTTTGGACAAAAGTTATCGAATCTCAAATTGAAACTGGTGTTCCATATCTTTGCTCAAAAGACAATGCGAACAAAAAGACAAATCATCAAAACATTGGTGTAATCAAACAATCAAATCTTTGTAACGAGATTTACCAATATACAGATGAAAAGACAACTGCGATTTGTACACTTTCATCAATGGTATTGAAGAACTTTGTTATAGATGGAAAGTTTGACCACCAGTTGTTGTATGAAGAAACTCGTAAAGTCGTAAGAGCCCTTAATAAAGTTGTAGATATTAACAACTACTCAACTGAAAAGGGAAACAAGGGTGGCCGTGAACAAAGAGCAATTGCAATTGGAACTCAAGGACTTGCAGATGTATTCTATTTGATGGATTACATTTTCACATCTGACGAAGCGAAAAAACTTAACAAAGATATTTTTGAAACAATTTATTTTGCGGCAATTACTGAAAGTTGTCGTTTATGTAAGTCAGAAGAATATAAACCATATGATTTCTTTAACGGTTCACCGATGTCGGAAGGGATATTTCAATTTGATATGTGGGGTCTAAAAGAAGATGAATTATCAGGAAGATGGAATTGGACATCACTTAAAGAAGAAGTTAAAGATTATGGTGTTTGTAATTCTTTATTCACTGCTCAAATGCCTGTGGCATCTTCTGCTAAGATTACAGGGTCATATGAAATGACAGAACCAGCTCACTCGGCTATTTTTAATAGAAGAGTTGTTGGTGGAGAGATTATGATTGTTAACAAGTATTTGATTAATGACTTTGAGAGGTTAGGTATTTGGTGCGAAGACCTAAAAAATGAAATCATTCTTAACGAAGGTTCAATCCAAGGGATTAACTTCAACAATTATCTTGACCAAGAAGATAGAAAATACAATTCAAAGGTTAAAAGAATTGAACACTTAATTCAAAAGTACAAAACAATTTGGGAAATCTCACAGAAGTCTTTAATTGAGATGGCGGCGGACAGAGCACCTTTCATTGACCAATCACAATCAATGAACATTTATATGTCAAATCCAACCCTATCAAAAATTAATTCATCACACTTTTATGGATGGGAAAAAGGATTGAAAACACTTTGTTACTATGTTAGAACAAAGGCGATTTCAACAGGGGCAAAACATTTGGCGGTTGACATCTCAAAAGTTTCAAAACCAAATGTAACACCTGAACCACCAAAGGTTGATTATTCACATTTAAATTTACCACCAAAACCTGAGAATAGCCAATTTGATTGTTTTGGATGTTCATCATAAAATAAATCCCGAGTAATCGGGATTTTTTATTTAAGATATTTATTTACATGGCAGTATATAATGAAAACATTGAATTATTTAAATGTTTAGTTAGGGTATCACATTTTACAAAAAATCCTAACGACAATAATAAATTCCACAAGGCTTATGCTTTTGCTGTTCAATCAGTTGCCGGAAAAATATTAACATTCCATGTAATGACAGATTATGGAATGATGAGGTCAAGAGTTCCAATTTCTGAAATATTCATGAAAGAACCAACTAATGACATACCTTTCCATTTTAAACAATTATGGGATTGTTTTTCTGAAAACGTAACTGTAACAACTTATGATTATTTATATGAAAAAAGATGTCAGGTTGTTTTAAGAGATGGGTTAAAAATTTGGGCAACTTATTTAATGACAGTTGATTGGTATAGAAACCCATATTCTGATGAACCATCGGATTATAAGTGTGGTCATATTTTAATTGCAGATGACGGGTACTTATTATGCCAACCAAACAATAGAATTTATTGGAAGGATTCAAATTGGGTCACAAACAAATTCCCAATAGAACCAAAAGAAATAAAAGTTGATACTGATTTACCTTCGGTTGAAACTTTGTCAGATAGATGGGTTGCCGAAGATGGAGATTGTTATTATTATAATATAAAATCTATTGAGTAGTATTTATCATAAATGGCGCAAGGAAAAACATATGGTATAAATTTTCCATTTCTTGACTCAAGAACTGGTAAATATTTATCTCTTTCTGAAACCGCTGATGAAGAAATCAGAACGGACTTAATACATCTTTTATTAACTAGAAAAGGTTCAAGATATTTTTTACCTGATTTTGGTACCCGACTTTACGAATTTATTTTTGAACCATTAGACGGTCCAACATTTTCTGAAATTGAGGCCGAGATTAGAGAATCTGTAGGTGAATATCTACCAAATTTAACTATAACTAAAATATCTGTTAAAGCGGCTTCAGACGGTGAAGAGGGTAAAGGAAGTTATGTAAATGATAACGACGAAAGAGTTTATAGAGTTCCCGGAATAGGAACCAAAGAACATACCGCAACTGTAAGAATTGATTATGTTATAACAGATAGTGTATTTAATTCAAGTGATTTTGTTATTATTAATATTTAATAATATATGGCAAACAAAAAAATATCGTATACCACTCGTGATTTTGAAGGATTAAGAACCGAATTAATTAATTTTACAAGGACTTATTATCCCGATTTAATAGATAATGTTAATGATGCTGCGATATTTTCAGTTTTACTTGATTTAAATGCTGCCGTAACCGACAACCTACACTTTAATATTGACAGAAGTATACAGGAAACCGTATTACAATATGCGCAACAAAGGTCTTCGATATATAATATTGCAAGAACTTATGGACTTAAAGTTCCAGGTCAAAGACCTTCAGTTGCATTAGTTGATTTCTCAATAACTGTTCCGGCATTTGGTGACAAAGAAGATTTAAGATATTGTGGTATTTTAAGAAGAGGGTCACAAGTAAACGGTGCGGGACAAGTATTTGAAACAGTATATGATATTGATTTTTCATCGGCAGTTAATGGAGACGGATATCCGAACAGATTAGTAATACCTAATTTTGACTCAAGTAATATTCTAATAAATTATACTATTGTTAAAAGAGAAACTGTGGTTAATGGTATCACAAAAGTTTTTAAAAAATCAATAACACCAAACGATGTTAAACCATTCTTTGAACTTTTCTTACCTGAAAAAAATGTATTAGGTGTTACAAGTGTTTTATTAAAAGATGGGACTGAATATGCTAATGTACCATCCGCACAAGAATTTATAGGATTAGATAATAGATGGTATGAAGTTCAAGCACTGGCGCAAGATAGAGTTTTTGTGGAAGACCCAACAAAAACATCAGATACGCCTTCATCACTAAAATCAAATACCACCCTGTTTGTTCAGTATAGAATTGGTGGTGGTTTAAGTAGTAATGTTGGTGTAAATGTTATCACCCAAATTGGAACAATATCTTTTTATGTAAATGGCCCTTCACAAACCGTAAATACAAGTGTTATTAATTCCTTGAGATGTACTAACGTAACTGCGGCAATTGGAGGGGCGAATATTCCCACAACAGAAGAGGTAAGAAATTTAGTGGCATTTAATTTTGCCGCTCAAAACAGGGCGGTTACGGTTAATGATTATGATTCATTAATTAGAACCATGCCTTCACAGTTTGGAGCACCGGCAAAAGTTGCAATAACTGAGGAAAACAACAAGATTAAGATTCAAATGTTGGCATACGATGAGACAGGTAATTTGACTGAGGTGTTATCAAACACATTAAAGAATAATGTCGCAAATTACTTATCAAATTATAGAATGATGAATGATTATATTTCAGTTATGTCGGCTAATGTAATTGATTTGAAAGTTGATGTTGAGGTTGTTTTAGATAGTAGTCAAAATCAAGGTGTTCTAATCAGTCAGGTTATTAATATTGTTACCGAATTCTTTAGTCCCGCAAATAGACAAATGGGTGAAAATGTGTATATTTCAGAATTAAGAAGACAAATTCAGAATGAAAATGGTGTTATAACATTAGCAAATATTTTAATATATAATCAAGTTGGTGGTCAATATTCTTCTTCACAGACTTCACAAAGATATGAAGACCCTGCCACAAGACAAATTGCCTTAATTGACGATACTTTATTTGCGGAACCAAATCAAACATACCAAGTTAGATTCCCTGGTAAAGACATAACCGTTAGAGTTAAAAACTTTAAATCGGTTAACTTCTCCTGATAATTTATTTTATTAGTTAATCAACTATTTTTTGAAAATAGACAATAAACTATTTATCAAAAAATAAGTTGTAATGCCCAAATCATATAGGATAAGAACGGAGATAGGTAAAGATAAGGCAATCCACGTTAACTTGGAACAAGATTTTGAATATCTTGAGATTTTATCACTAAAAATATTACAGAGCGACATTTATACTAGAGTTTGCTCGGACTATGGAGTTGTTGTAGGTAGAATAACCGCAAATAATGGAACTGGGTTGCCAAATTGTAAAGTTTCAATCTTTATTCCTTTAACACAAGAGGATGAAGAAAACGCAATTATATCTGAACTGTATCCATATAAGACTCTAAATGACACAAATGATGAGGGTTATAGATATAATCTATTACCGTACACTAAATCACACGGAGGGCACACACCCACAGGAACTTTCCCGACAAGAAATGACGTTTTAATTAATCAAACATTAATTGAGGTTTATGACAAATATTATAAATTCACGGTAAAGACAAATGATAGTGGGGACTTTATGATTTTTGGAGTTCCACTAGGGACTCAAACAATACACGTTGATGTGGATTTGTCAGATATCGGTGAATTTTCAATGACCCCGCAAGATTTGGTTAGAATAGGTTTAGCAACACCTAATCAGATATCAGGAACTCAATTTAGAAGTTCATCAAATTTGGGAGAATTACCACAACTATTACAATTTAATAGAATTATCGAAGTATTTCCACTTTGGGGTCAACCTGAGGTTTGCACATTAGGTATTACAAGAACTGACTTTGATTTAACTGAAGAGGCCGGAATTACAATACAACCTGCGGCTGTTTTTATGGGGTCAATATTCTCAAATCAAGATAAGAGAGCGGTTAAAAGAAGATGTAAGGTAAATAGAAAATTAGGTAATTTATGTCAATTAACCGCAGGACCTGGTGAAATATTAGCAATTAGACAAACCATTGGTCTTGATTCTTTAGGTTACCCTGTTTTAGAAGAATATCTTTTAGAAGAAGGAGGAAAAGTTATTGATGATAATGGAACATGGTTGATTGATTTACCAATGAATTTAGAATTCGTTTACACAAATGAATTTGGAGAAAGAACATTTTCGTCCGACCCTAAAATCGGAATCCCAACAAAAGCAAAATATAGATTCAAAATAAAGTGGGAACAACCGGATACTTTAGATGGTAAAGCGGTTAAAAGAGCAACCTTTTTAGTACCTAACGTTAAAGAATGGGGATGGGATAACTATCAGTTTGACCCTTATATTGATAACCCCGCAACTTTAATACAGGGTTGTGTAGAACCTGACCTTAGCGTCACAACTTTAGATACCTATAGACAAGTTGCGGCTTCTTATGCGTTTAGTTTAAATTGGAATGATTATGGTGCGGGACCATTACAAAACCAAATGATTCAAGAAGCTATAAATTGCGAAGATAGGTTTTATGAATTTAATTATAACAAAGTTTATACCATTGCGGAATTAATTTCTGAATATAGGGCTCAGTCAGGAAATAAAAAATTCATTGCGGTTAGGGATGTTTTGGAAGACACTTGTGAAAGTACAAACAATCCTTTTCCGGTTAATGATGCAATATTTCAGTTTGACCTACTGTACTTACTATTCTCAATAGCTGCACTTATTTTCAAACCTATTTTTCTAATATTAATAGTTGTTGCCCATGTCGTTGCTTGGATGGTTTGTAAGATTAGAGATATTGTATGTTCTAAGGATATTTTAAATAAATGGTGTCGTGAATGGAATGAAAGATGTGAAGACCAAAAAATATTTTTACCATCATTAGTATATCCGGACTGTGAATTATGTGAGTGTTCGGCGGACCCGGCCCCACAACCTATAGGAGGTTCTTTAGGTAATCCATATAATGTATCACAACCATTACCAACAACTTTGTCATTTAATTTTACAACAGGTGCCACACTAACAACCCCAAGATTATCAAATATAATGACCTATAATAATCCATCAAACTTTGCATGTACTGATGGCGGTGGAACTTCATCACCCACAAACAAAAGAAGTTTCACCATGAGTATTCCATATTCAGAGAAAATAAACTTATTTAATACAAAGGCAAAATATTTTAATGAAGAAGTAGGAGTTGTTAATCCCAAAAATCCTGGAGGTGGGTGCAACAGAATCAAAGTGTTTTTTAACATTGATTCATCAATTAATCAAACTCAAGTAAATGACCCCACAAGTCCTGCTTATCACTATGATAATGTATTTGCTATGATTTTACCCCCTTTACCACCTTTTAATGATGATACTGGAGAAACTTTAGGAGAGATAGGTTTAGGGGACTTACTAAGATTTTCAAAGACAAATACCTCAACAGACCCCAATCTTAATTATTATACAGGTGTTACAATATCAGGATTAAATCCATTTGGGAGAAAAAGTATAACTGGTATAACTGATTCAACATGGACTCCATTCGGAACTGGGTACACATACCAAAAAACTTTTACATATGCAAACTACGCCGCACAAAGTGGCGATGTTGAATTGGTAACTAAAAGTGCAACATATGAATTTTTTGTCTCAGATGATGATTGGAAAACACAAAGATTTGGTTTTGACGAGGAATACTTACAAGTAATTTATACAGGAACAGTTGGCTCATTTATTGCATCCTCAAACTCAAGTAATCCAAATTGTTTTGCAACTAGATACCTAAATGGAGGTATGCACATAGTAACTAATGAGTATGATGGTAATTTTACACCTGCATCATTTTTTGACCCAACTCTATGTTCTATGAGTACACCTGATGGTAGTTGTATACTTTTAGATGACCAAACATCCACTATAAAATATCCCCAAAGTGTGATTAGTAACTACAATAATTATAGAGTTGTTTTTTGTGTTAGAGGAGTTGACCCTCACTCAACCAGAGTTAAATCAAGATACGACCTTTCGGCTTTATTTGGAGACACTCTAAGTACTTCCGGACCTTCTTTTAATGCCTCTCGTTCAGTTGAATTTATGGCCTATTTAAATATACCAATACAACCAACATTAAGGACAACCAAACATAATTTGTCATCATCTTCTGATATAGATTCTTATAGTAACAATTATTTATATCACGACACATTTAATTTCATACCTGACCCTACGCAGTTTCAATCGTTTTATAGTCAAAAACCTTTTAATTATTCTTCATTAGATGCGACTAATCCTGGTGGGGCACCATCTGATGCTTATGAACTTACGGATTCATCAACATTCTTCCCCGCATCTACGGATTTAGATGTACTTACAATTAACAGAGATAATGACTATTGTAGAGAACTATGGTATTCGTTTACTAATGGATTACCAGGAGGACCTAATTTATCATTTTATGACAATGTCCCAACACCACCTATTACGGTAAATTTGGATGAAAATGAATTAAATACAACCACAAACGGTAGAAATAGGGGTTACTTTAGAAATGAAGTTGTTGAAGGTGGAACTATTTTACATATACCTAGCTCGACTAATGCTTTTACATGGGATGAAAATGCGTGGGTTGGGGTTCCTTTAGTACTAATTGATAGTTGCGGTACCGTATCTAACTCTATACCGTATGGTATGCCGCAACATTTATATTTTGGTCAAAAATATAATATTACCACAGGTTTAGAAATTAATAGTGGACCTAGCGGTCGACAATTAGTTATGAGGTCTGACAGATTACCAACATCAGATATACCTAATAATACGAATCCAAATGGTTCATTAGGAGGAACCACACCAGTGGTGCTAGCCGGAAATACAAACTCAATGATTGGATTTAGTAATCCATTTTTTAATCTGAATATACTAAGACCCGAAGGAGAAGGACCATCGTACAATCCCCCTTCACCATCTATAAATGCCGGTGATAATCAAGATAATCAGACAGAAATAGGTGGTTATGGTTCTATAGGTGCAATTGCTAGTAGTTTTTCTTGTGAAGGTTTTGTACCCTTAGAATGTTATGAGGTTAATAGTTTAACAGGTGCGGTTACGATAAAACCACCAGGTGACAAATGCTACACAAATAATTGTTGTAATGATGATAGAAAAACAAAATGTAAAGATTGTAATGGTGAAAATTACATGCAATATGGTTGTTATACATTGATTACTGACCCTTGGAAATCTAGAAAAGTTGATAAGTACCTAATGAACGAATGGTTATTACGACTAAGAATTTCATTTGCAGCTTGTAGAAATGTTTGGGGACATATGTTTACAAATCAGTGGGTAAATGGAACTTTATTTTTCTACCCTATACAAACACAAACAAGGTATACGAGTCCAGGTAATGACCCTAACAACCCAAACATTTTAGGACCAAATCAAGCATATTCGTGTTTTTGTAAACACTTGGTGTATTTTGATTTAAAAACTAATAATTTTTATTATAGGTCAGCACCTTATAACTCTGTACAGGGATTCATTGGTAGAGAAGGTATGGGTTTTAAAGGTAATCAAAGACTTTTAGGTAATCCAACAACTATAATGGATTTAGGTCCTGTGAATGATTACATGGATGAATTATCCAATAGTGAGGATTTTTTAGGTTATGTTGTAAATAGATTGGATTCAACTTCATTTCAAGAGGTTGATGAAGTATTAAACCTATTTATAGTACAAAGAATAGTTTCCCAAGGTATTAGAAGTATTATCAAAAATACGGCTAAGGGAGGTTCAAATAGAGACGCGGTCAGAAGATTTTTCAGTAGGGATAACAGTAAAGTTGATGGTGATTACGCTCAAATGATTGCGATAAATTCACAAATTGGTGTCGTACCATTTGATACTGGGGTATATACCGACCCTAGTGATATATACTTCGGTAGAGGAGACCAAGACGGTAGTGTTTTTGGAATATTCTTTAATGCTAACAATCAGATTAGAGATTGGTTATCACCTAAAAGAACAATTGTAACTCCAGGAGGTAACCCATCCTTCCCATGTACTTTTGACGAATTTCCAATATTCTCACAAAAAATACCTATGTATTTGTGGCAAATAAAACAAAACACAGGCGGGGCCGCAAATGATAGTATATTCGGAGACCAAAAAAACGAATGGTATACAACTATAATATCAGGACAATTCAACAACATTAATTATCAAAGTATATATAGAGATGATATTAGTGCTCCATTTGGTTCTAGAACCATGATACCGCGTCAAACGGATAATGAATCTTATTACAAAGGTTTTATACATAACACGTTAGGTAATGTTAATGAAGCCGCTCAAGGTGCTATGGGCACCGAAGGACCAACAAAGCCATCACTTCCGGATAGAATCGTTAATAACACCGCACCATATTACTTCTATTTTGGTTTGATTAAAGGGTCTTCGGCATTTGATAGATTCTTAACTAAATGGGTTAAAAAAGATACAAACACATTCTGATGAGTAATATATATAATGAAACAATAATAGTTTTAGGTTCTTTAAGATATCAGTCGGCACCGGACACTGATATAGGATTAAAAGTCCCATTTATACAATCATCAAAAAACGGGATTGAATTTGATAGAAGTGCGGATGTTAATCTACAACAAGTCTATGACGATGAAAGACAATCATCAACTTTATTCAGACCCGTTTCAAAAATTTCATTAATATTTAGTAATTCATATACTGGTGTTTGTGGGTCTGGATGTCCTAATAATTATAGACCATTTGAAAATAGTTTATTCTATACAAACTCTGACTATGCGGCAGCTCAAGAATGTTTAGGGAATTGTGTTAATTGGGCCGGGTTTCCCCAATACAACGAGTTTGACTTTATAAGAACGGATTATAATTTATCGGGTTATACAACTTCAGACAGTGCTTCAATAGACCCATCCACACCACCTTATCATTTAATTTTTAAACCAAAAGATGCCTCAAAATATAACTGGAGTGTTTGTATATCATATGTTGCGGAAAACGATTATAATCAAGACTTATCCGCACAAATTAAAGTCCCTGGATTAGGGACTTATTCTGTAACTTGGAGAGTTTCTGATGGAATACCATTTATTACAAAATTAACCACATTTAACGGTATGAAAGTTATACAACTTTGGTGTCCAATTAAACACAATTTATCCGTTGGTGAATTTGTTAAGTTTACATCACCATTTAATTTTGATGGTACTGATGTGTTACAGGTTTTTTCTCTTGGTAATAAAACAGTTGGTAGCGATGAATATGTGGTAAACTTATTAAATCCTGGATATTTGAGCGCATCAGATGGACTCGTTTCAACATTTAAGAGATTAGTATTACAATCAAATCAAACTGAAACTACATCAGAGTATTATGTAAGAAGACACAAGGTCTTAACCGAACCTAACTCAACCGTGCTTGTTAACGCGGCTTACGAACAAAATGTATTTAAAAATATTTCTAGATTTGAAAGAGAGACATACACTTCAAATCAAGTTGCAAGAACATCAACAAAAGAATCAGGACAGGCTTACACTTTTTCACTAAATTCTGATATAGATTTGATTAATTTGGTTGATAATCAAACTAGACCAATTAGTAAACTTTATTATACTTTCATATGGAGAGGTTATTTTGGTTGGACTAAATCTCTAAAACAAGGTTGGGATTTTAATTTGCAACTAGTTGAGCTTTTAACGGGAACCCAACCACAAAACTGGTGGGAAAATTCAAATACAGATTCTGACACTGGGTTACCAACTAACACATATACAAATGGAGGTAAAACTTTCATATATACCGAACAACCAACAATAGGAACAATGATAGATGGTGATTTATGTGAATGGAATGATTACGAACAAATTGAAACTGAACTATCAACTTATTATCATAAAATAAGATTTAATGAAAGTGTTTTTAATATTTCATTAGGGACTACAACTAATCCATTTGGATATTTTTATCAACCACATTTCGCTGTCGATATTGCTACTTTCTCAGATTATTTAGAGGAAGGTAGTGCAAGAAATACTGCAGGAGTTCCAGATTGGGCTTACTATTCAGAAAATAGAGATGTATTCATATGGAGAGATAAATACCCATACGGATATATTGATGCTGATGGAAACGGAGTTGACTGGCCTTTCATGAATGGAAAACACCATCCGTTTAAAAATATAATTTTTAGGATAATACCCGAAGGAAGTAATTATAAAGAGTACACTAATAATAATGCTACGGTACAAACTATGACTATAGATGGATGTGAATAATAAATATTATTTTAAATTCCCTGTTGGAACTAAATCTGTTGATTTACCATTCGAAATAAAATGGGATTTTGCCGGACAAGAAGACAGTATTGAAATATGGGAAGAAACCGCAATAAAAGAAGCCATCGGTATTGCAAAGGATTTTGAAATTTTAAGATTTGCTCATAAACCATATGGTAATGATGAACAAACTAGAATTAATTATAAATTTTATTTTTATAGCAATATAACATCCAACTGGGAAAATAATTACGAAGCCGCTGGATTTACCATAGACGAAAATTACTACATAAGTAATAGTTTTGAAAGGTCATTTTTTAAGTTAGATTTTTACAATACAAATGACACGATTACACAGTCAATTCAGTTTACGGTTATATTACCTATACAAACAGGTGAAGAAGATTTGGTGACTATTAGTCCGTATTTACCCCAAGTTTTAGTTGAACGACCTGAATTTATTTTAGATTATGTCAAAAATAGAGAAGGATTTTTTTGGTATTGGATGAGAGATAAAAAGTTCTTAAATCTTGATACTTTTTATATGAGTGCCAAATTCTTCGATGCAAAAAATGGAGTGTTTGTTAGAATGATGAATGCTAATCCTACTTCGTTACCTAACCCCACATCATTCGATGCTTCAAAATATTTTTATTATAAAGTTTTTTTAGATTATACAAATTACACATACGAAATTTTTGATTCTAATGATAATAGAATTGGATTAGGAAGTGAAATAAACTGGTATGAATATATTGACCCATCATAATGCAAAATAGAATTTATTCCATAAGAATTTCGCCTGAAGTTATAAAAAACAAACTATTTGAGGTAACTTATATTGATGGAGATTATTCTGTTCCCCAATCCCAAGACCCATGTTGTGACATAATACCACCACCATTAACAGGTTTAACAACAGGGGTTACATATGTGTATTCATCAATGACTGAGATTATAACAGGCGGCCCCAATGGGCAGTCCTTGTTAGATATTACAATACCAATTTTCTTAACTGAGAATACTGTTGATATAGGGTATTACAATGTTTTTGATGGGTTTGTCACACAACAGGATACCATGATGAATTTTCTTTTTGAACAAACAACCGCAAACCCATACCAGGTTAATTTTTATAATACATCTGATAAAGAATTTAAAAAATATTTAAAGTTTTCAGATTATATTATAGATTGGGGAGACGGAACTCCGATACAAACGGTGAACTCTGTCGCACCAACACCATATAGTCATACTTACTCTTTTGATGGTAAATTTACCATATCTATGTCAGGATTAAGTCCTTGGGGTTATAACATAGTAAAAAAAGATGTATATCTTCCGGCAACTACAACAACAATATTAGACCCAAATGGAGAGGCGTTTTTCGTACCGGCAGGTGGTAATTGGTCGGCAACACCAATTTCATACGATTACATTTATCACTATGATGAAATGTTGTGTGATGTATCTCAACCATGTTGCGATTTTACAACAATTCCCTTTATCGTATCAGGATTTACAAAATCATCATTAAGTGATGTAGAACTTTATGGACCTGTAAAATACAGAATTGACCAAAAAGTAAGCGGAGCGTCTGGCTCTGTGGGTGTCTTCAAAGGAGTATCAACAATAGAAGGGTATACCGCATATACTATAAACGACATTGAATACCGAGATTATCCAAATGGAGTTACAACATTTCAAGTGTATTCATCGGGATGTTCTATAGATAATACTTGTTCAGCCATTACTAAAAACGAAGTTTTAATGAATGTCATTAACGAAGGTATGATTCAATCCAATGTCTTTATAGAACGAGGGAAAAACACTGCGTTAGAACAAATTGAGAGATTGGGTGAAGTTGCAACATTTGGAGATTTGAAAAATTATGGGTACAAGTATTTCACCATAAGAAGTACATAAAATAGACACTTTTATATTTATCAATAAGGATTAAAATTTTAAAATATGGCAACAGGAACATATGGAACTATAAGACCGGCAGATGTAAGTCCAGAAGATGTTGAGATTATTCTTAACTATACACCATCGAGAGATGATACCGATAATTTTTTATTAACCAAATTGGACTCAACCGCAGTTTTGAAACCATATTTTTGTAACGACAGTACTGGCGGTAACGCAGGTATTGAAGTTTTGGGTGGTTTATATAATCTAAAATTACCTGCCGACACATTTAATAATTTAGGGATATATACTATTTTTATAAGACCTGCACAGATAAGAACAACAATTCTTGATTGTGGTGTTTTATCCGCTTTACCAACAGTAAGAGGTTTGGTCATTGATTTAAACGCAGTACCATCACAATATAGAAATAAATTTGTTAACCAAGGTTTAGTTGGATTTAGAGTCGAATATCTTAATCCTGACGGAACTAAAATACCTAATTTTTTTAGAATAATAACATCTTCATTCTATTGCGAACCCGTAATACAAAATCTTACAAACACATCACAAAAGGCGGTCAGATATAGGTATACCGAAAATAATACAAATTTAATTTTCTGTACTTTAACACCATCAACATCACCAACGAATAAACCAAACGCCACACCGTATATCGGACAACCAAACCAGAATATTATTATATCAAATACATTCTTCAATCCAATCACTTTAGATATTGAGATTGCTGAACATGACTTTTCAACATTAGCGTACGCACTTTACGGAAATCAAACCAAATCTATTGATGACGGTATCTACACAATTTACGATGAAGATAACAATATCTATAAACAATACAATCTTTACGAAATTAAAAATCAGTTTAATGAACTGTTGTTTGAGGTTCGTGAAAATAGAGGAAGTAATATTGACTTCAGTAAAAGCTTTACAAATATAACTTCTTAATGGCAATAAAAAAATTTACCTGCCCACCACAAGCGTCCGCACAAGGAAGTTTTTCTGACAACTTAGTTGGATTCCAACTCACGTCAGGTGGGGGACTTACGCAAGGTAATTTTGAGTTTACAACAGGTGTTGTTGAGAAAGTTAATAGAGAGTTTAATACCGGTGCTTTTTCAGACCCAATAAGTTTGAACTCACTAGGGGTAAGTAGTATATCCCAATCTAAAGCGATTTTTGAAAACAATTTTAAAGTATATCCAAATTTTGATTTATCACAGGTTACAAATTTTGTACAATTTGGGTCGATGGTTAAAAGGATGTCCGTTTCCATAACATCAATTATTAGTAAGTTTCCGGCGGGTATTGAAATAAATGAGTTAGGTAAAGATTATTCTAAAACTCCAACCGCAATAAACATAACCTACTATCCCGAATCAGACCAAACTAGTTTTGAGATAAACATTTCAAAAATAAGAAATCCTTTTGAAATTGATTTTACAGTTAATTCAACTAGAAATTTACAACTTAAAGAAATAAAAGTTTCTCCATTGAGAAACATGACAGTTGAATACGCTAAATATTCTGTATATTATAAGAATCAAGGATATTCAATAACAAGGATTATCCCCACAGATAGTTTAACTTCAGGTTCTTTGAAAATTTATTTTGAGGGAAACCCATTTTCAGGTCTTAATGAAACTAGAGAAACTTTAATAATTAGACCTAATGACCAAGAAGTTAGTAAGGTTTTCAGTGAAGATTTAGATGAGGTTGAAAAGTTTCTTTTAAGTAGAGATACCTCACCTATCTACACTGCAAAATTCCAAGTACCGCAAGAAAAGAATGACGGTACTTATCAACTAACGACTCAAAATGTTACTTGGTCTAAAGACGGTAGGTGGAATTTGGATATTAGGACACAACTTTTTACAAATTACTTATTAAAAATAGATGAGGTCTCAGCGTTTTTTGATGAATATGTATCGAATTTAATTAGTAGATTTTTAATTACTGGTGCGATAAAAGATTTTGACACAATAGGGCAAAAGGTTGAAAAAACTTTACAGATATATGGAAGAAGTTTTGACGACACAAAAAAATATATAAGTGCATTAGCTTACATGAATTCGGTAAATTATAATGTGGGTAATGACATACCCTCACAATTACTGAAAAATTTAGCAAAAACATTAGGATTTAATACTGATATATCCCCAATAACTGAGTCAGGATTTTTGGATGCGGTTTTTGGACAAAAAAATAGTGAATCATCTAATTTTACTGGAGTCGCAACTCCAGAAACACCGGCGGAACTAAATTACCAATACTACAGAAATTTGTGTTTGAACGCCGCGTTTTTGTTTAAGTCTAAAGGTACAAGAAAAGCGATAGAAGTACTAATGAGATTAATAGGTGCTCCGGATGCTTTAGTTGATTTTAACGAATTTGTTTATGTTGCTGACCAAAAAATAAAATTAAGTCAGTTCGAAACCAAGTTTGCAAACATATCAGGAGGTACATATATACAGAGTACATCAGTATTAGACCCTACAAATATATATACAATATTTGGAGTTCCTTACACAGGATATACTGCGACTTATGTAATTGATGATGTAAATATTGGTAAATCCGCATACCCCGTAGACGATGATGGTTATCCATCGGCACCTGAAGACACCGAATCGTATTTCTTTCAATTAGGTAGTGGGTGGTTTGAGTCCACACCACAACATAGGTCTCCGGCAAAAACAAATACGACACTAAGTGTTTTTACTGGAAATAATCCAAACTATCAAACAAGTTTAATACCATATACCTACGGTCAAGAATATTTAAACAGATTTAGAAAATTCCCATATATGAATTTGGGGTTTGATTTAACTCCGATTCCTGATAATAATAAAAGTTGGACAGATAATGAGGTAGGGTTAAGACAAAATTTAGATGGTAATTTAAATGCAAGTTATTACGTTGAAAACGAAAAACTTGTTTTAAACGTTAAAAATATTGATTTATTTATGAACCCTGGACAAGGGTTGGCCTATGACGTATGGTACATGTCCCAACAGTATAATTTCCCAATACCTAATCAGGGTTTAAATTGGGTAAAACCAACTAAATGTAACCCGCATCCGTACTCTATGTATCCTGACAGAGATGGAGTCGATTGGACTGAAATTAATCCACAACCAAGACAAAAAACATTTTTTGAATTTGCTCAAACATTTTGGAAAAATACTATTAATGTAAGAAATAGACAATTTTTTGGCTCATATCCAACCTTAGAGTCAATATATTGGAGATATCTTCAATCAGAAGAAATTGCGGGAGTCGATAGCAATAATTTTAATTATCAGAGTATGATGGATTATGTGCAGGGTATGGGGGACTATTGGATTAGATTAGTTGAACAAATGATACCCGCAACAACCATTTGGAATACTGGTATTAGATACGAAAACTCAATATTTCACAGACAAAAATTTGTTTGGAGAAGACAAGCCGGATGCCAGCTAGTACCAATACCATGTAAACCTTGTGTTGCAACCGATAACTTATACTCAAACGATTGTCCAGTTCAAACCGCAACTTGTAGTGTTTATCCTTTCACTAATAATGTTACAAGTTTTGACGCAATTTTAGGTAACATAGTAAATACATATTTAAATAATAATAACTTGGATTTCAACCAATGTTTAGACACAAGTATAAGCTCAACATGGTATGTGGATATTAAAATAAATGGGCAACAACTTATACAGTACCCATTTTATAATGGGGTTGGGTATACGTTTAATGGACTTAGTTATCCTTCTAATACAGAATGGTTAAATGGATTAGATTCCGCACTCACCTCTTTATCTAATTATGGTTATGGTTATTATTTTCAAAATGATTCTGTGGTAATATATAATAATATATGCTCAATTCAGGGAGGTGGACTAGTCCTTAAAATTGGGGTTGGAATTAATTTTAATATAATTTGTAGTTAATGGCGACATGTAATTTATCAGCTAGAGTTTCAGTTACGGGGGATTGTTTAAACACAGGTTCGGGTGCTTTTACAATTAATATCGTGGGCTCAACTCCACCATTTTATTACCAATTAATTAGCCCAACTACAGGTGCGTTAACACCCTTACCTATTGGAGTTAGTTCATTTACACAAACAAATTTAACTCCAAACACATATACATTTTTAATTCAAGACAGTTGTGCTGGCAGCCCAACTACAACTTATGTTAATGCGGTAATATCTGACGGAGTGTGTTCATCAATTTACGCACACTCAAACACTACCTGTAATCTACCAAACGGAGTAATAACCGCACAAACTGACAATAATCTTTCAAACACTGATTACTTTTTGTTTGAAAATACAAGTGGGTATATAACCTCAGGTAATTCTATACAGGATTTTTTTATATTCTCAAATTTAAATGCTGGTACATATTATGTGATAGTTAATGATGGGGGAGGATGTTCAGGTAAATCAGAAACTTGTATTATAAAAACATCATCTGAATTAGATTTTGGTTTTTATATTGTTAATGACACCGCTTGTGACCCGGCACCAGGAGGTAAAATATATGTGACAGGGGCTACTGGATTCCCACCATATGTATATCAATGGTCTCCTAGTCCGGCAGGGAACCCTATACCAGGAATAAGTAGTTTAACGGGTCTTACTGCGGGTGTATATCAATTAACACTTACTGATTCTACAGGATGTCAAGTAACTAAATTAGCAACAGTCGATACTGTACCACCTGTTGGAATCGTTGATTATATACCTGTATCACCAAGTTGTTCCGGTAATGAAGGTCAAATTACAATATTAATTTCAGGAGGTACTCCACCTTACAATTATGTTGCTAGTAATGGGGAATCTTTAATAACTTTTAACCAACAATTTGTATTAAGTGGACTTTCTTCAGGTGTGTATGACATCACAATTACGGATGCTGGTTTATGTACTAGTACATATCAGTATTCTTTAACCGCTCCAAATGGGTTTTCAATATTAACAGTTGGGATAGTTAACTCAACATGTAATAATTCATCAGGAGCATTAAGTCCAATTACTTTGAACGGAGGGACCCCTCCATTCACATATACATTGACTTATCCGTCAGGTAATTCAATAGAACAAACAATAAATGGATTTACAAATCAGTTCCAAGGATTATCGGCAGGTACGTATACATTAACAATATCGAACACATCGTGCTCATTTACAAATACGTATACAATAAACAACACTGAAAAATTTACTTTTTCAACTGAAATAACAGGTAGTACTTGTGATACAAATAACGGCTCTGTGAAAATAGTTCTGTCTACCGGAGGCACATCAACCTACACTTATCAGTTCCAAGGACAACCAACAATTTCAAATACTTCACAAACCGCAGTTACATTCAATAACTTGTTTGCCGGAACATATTTTGTCAGTGTATCTGATTTTACAAATTGTACACAAACACAGACCATAATTGTTCCTGATACACCAAGTATTGATTTTACATTAGTTCCAACTGACGCTTCTAATATTAATAACGGTCAAGTCCAAACATATATTACTGACGGACCTCCACCATATACTGTATCATGGATAAGTAATAATGTTAACGGACAAACAGGTTTAACATTAACTAATCTAAGTGCCGGAACATACACCGCACTTATAACCGATGGAAATGGTTGTCAATTAACAAGGTCGACCACAATTTATGGGTACAATAGTTTTGGGACTTATGATGTATTTGATTATTGTGAATCTACATTACTATATAATGGAGTTGTAATTGCTAAGAAAATACCTCAGATGTATACTGAAGGTTATTATGATTTAGTGTCTGGTGAAACTAATTGCGTATTAAACGAAGCAATTTTTTATAGTCAGGTTAGTTTAGCTGGTGTTAATGTGGAAACTGCTTTCTACACAAGTAATAGTTTAGGTGACTACCCTACAGATAATCAATGGTTTGATGCAATCAAAGACGCTTTATTATCATATTCCGTAATAGGTAACGTTATCATACTACCTGATGAAAACAGAATTACTATACAAACAAATTGTTCAGACCTTTCACTATCTTTAGATAACAGCCAAGTTACAGTTGCTTTAAAAATAAGTTATGATGTATCATGTGTTTGTAATATACCACCAACACCAGGACCAGTAATCAAAGATTGTGATATGATTTATATACAACCTCCAAACGAAGCCTACGCTTATGAATTTAGTTCTGATACAAGTAGTTTATTAACTATTACTGAATATACATATGACAGTCAAAGTATTGCGTTTACAAGTAGTAAACTTTGGGTTTATTCAGTTGGTGTTAATTCATCATCAATACAGGAATATGATATAACACTTAACGGTTTTACCTCCGTTTTAAATAGAACCTTAAATGTTGGTTTTGAAATGGGAGAGGCTATTGGTGTGAGAAGTAATACAAAATTAGTTACAGTTAACACTAGTACTCAAGGATTTAATAATGCACTTATCGCCCCAAATGGAAGTATAAGTGGATATTTAAATTATTTTGTAGAACTTGATATAACAACAAATGTTCCGGTAATATCTAATAAAGTCGTATTATCAGAAAACAGAAATACAGTGGGGCGTATAATTTTCAACCAAGATTACTCACAAATGATTAGTCTACAAGTTGATGAAAGTTCGGCACCGTTTGAAGATTATTATATATGTGTTCACGAAACAAACAATTACTCACAATTAATTGAGTCTCAAATAAATCCTGTTGATATAGCTGGTGAACCGTCAGGTCTTTTTGTTGATAATGGCGTTATTTATCTAGTTGATGACACATCAAATGTGTATGAAGTTGATACCACCTTCCCATATAGTGTTACTTATAGTTCTGAAATCAGTGCGGGAGGTTCGATAGATAGTATTGCACAACAAACAAATTGTTTTACTGAACTATTCTCAATATGTGAAATTGAGTGTGGAAATACCGTTTCAGTTGAAATATGTAATGCCAGTAATGACGGTATATTTGAAACCTATGTTAATGTTGGTTCTGGTATTGGGGTAGTCCAAGTAACTTTCACATATCAAACAACAAGTCTCCAACTTCCAATAAGATATCAAATTGAATGGAATAATGTTATAGTTGCGGATTCATTATTTGTTTATGGAAATAATTTGCAAATGAACGGAAATAACGGGACTATAACTTATGTAACTGGAATCACAAATTCCAACATTGATGAACTCGGAACAAGACCGGTATACAGAAATAAATATCTTTATTGTGAAGGTAACGGGAATGCAACATCCTTAGCGGGTAGTAATATTAATTGGTTAACCAACTCAATAAAGTATGGACCTTTAGGGACTCTCAGTGAAATATCAAATTATGATATAAGTAGAAGTACTGGAACACCAGGACAGATAGGTGTGGTTAATAATTACCCAACACCCGCATCACCAAGCTCTGAACCTAATTTAATACTACAGTTTACTAAAACAAGTGCTGGACCAAACATAATAAAAGTAATTTGCTCAACTGCGACTAAAATGGGATTCACCTTCCAAGTAACACAATGTCCATAAAAATGAATATTCTATTATTTATATAAAAAATGGCAATACCTTCATCTACAATATATTATAATTTTTCGGCAGATTGTATTAATTCTAATTATATTGGATTTTCAGGTCGTGAAGGTAATATATCATTATCTTATGGGTTTTTAAATTATTCTTTTTATTTTAGTAGTGTATCAGGTTGTATTACAAACTGTACAGGCGTCCCATCAGAAATATCAGGGTGTTTTAAATTTATATCGTCAGCAACAACCCCAACATACCCTGTATATACGGCTCTTACTTTAAATCTATTATCGGGTAGTTATCCTACCACTTCAGGATGTTTAGATGTTCACCCATGTCCAGTTGAACAAGAATTTACATATTTTAAATACTGTTGCCCCCAAAATAAAGAACCAAAGGATGATTATTTTAGTATCCTAACCGACCCTGGTATTTTCCAACTAGGACAGGTTTACTTAATTGGAGTATCCTCAATTTCAGCATGTGCAAGTGTGGTTAGTTCAGATGGGGTACCTGAAGGAATATCGATTTATCAAAACATACCATATTCGTATGATAGTTATGCGACTTGTCAAATATGTACAGGAACAACCATAGGGTGTGCGGCAAAACCACAACCGACACCTACAATATTTTTTACTTCGGATACAAGATGTGGAGATAATATCCTAAAAAGAAACGAATGTGACCCAATTGTGTTATTCCCACTTGGAGTATCTTGTGTAGGAAACGACCCAACAGTAACTACGGAAGCGAATGGTGAATTATCACTTATTATTACAGGAGGAACTCCACCATATGATGTTTTTTGGAGTAACGGTAGTAATGGTTTATTTATAACGAATCTATCAGTTGGTACTTATTCGGCGATTGTGACTGATTATTACAGAGATTTTACCGCGTATACAACTTGCGTATTAACAGCCCCTTCACCACCACCAACACCACCACCAACACCAACTCCAACACCAACTGGATGTGTACAATATACCGTTGACGCAACTCCACCAACTAATTTAGTGACTCTTAGGGACGTTAGTAATGGGGCCTATAGTATTTTAGGTACAAGATTTCATAGTACTTTTGAGTTTAATGGTGCTAGTCCAGGAGATATTCCACCATACACAAGTTCAAACGCTTATCTATCAGTTACACCTTTAGTTTGGATTAGTAATAATTCGTCATCTCAAGGACCAATGAATAGAAGTGCGGTTTGGGTTGATGCATCTATAGACGGGTCAGCTTTTGAGAATGTTTGGTTAGGTTTCACAAAATGTGTTAATGCGCCTGAAACTAAAACATATTGGGTTGGTTTAGGGGCTGACAATAATTTTAGATTTGTTGTCGATGGAGTTGCTTTTGTTGATACACAATCAGGTTCTATGGGGGCATCAAGCCAGGGTATTACTTTTAAATATTGGCACATATACCCTATAGATTTAACAGCGGGGTCTCATATCATTGAACTTTATGGGTTAGATGTTGGAGGTATTAGAAGAACCGGACGCTCCATTTTTTTTAACAATCACTACAGATGATTATATACCTCTAACATATCAATATTATTTCTACCAAACCTCTAATGTTGTTAATGGAAGACCTGAATATACTGACGGTGATGGACATACTATTATTTGGAATTTAGGAGACCCTTCTTACTGGTCTTTAGAAAACCCACCCGGAGAATATGCAATAATAACATACGAGGTACCCAACCCACCACTTAACGGATGGCAGTTTGCTGAAGGACCATCAGGAACAATTACGTCAAACGTAGGACAGTGCCCCGGATACCCTAATCTATGTTTGAATTTTAGACAAATTAAAGACTCAACATCTCCCGTTTATTCAGCCCAACAAACAATGGTTTATAATGGGATGATTAATGGAAGACCAAGTTGGTTATCGTTAGATGGTCTTTATACTATCTCATGGAATAATCTTGGATATTGGCAAGTAGTTACAGCACAACCATTATGGTTCCCAATGGTTAGTTATAACACACAAATACCTCCTATTAGTAATTGGAATGTTCCGGGAACAAGTCCTGATAGTTTTATAACAGTTACTCAAGGAAACTGTACTCCAAATGCAATTGCCACGGCCGAAGCGGGAACTGGTTTTGGTAATACAGGACCATTAACTAATGAACCAACCGAAAATCCCGCACTTAGAAGTTCAACTTCATATAATGGAAACATTCTTTTAAGAGCAACTAGCGGAACGGGTCCTTTCCAATACTCTATAGATGGGGGACTGACTTATAGAACCATTCCTTTATTTACAAAGTTATCACCTGGTACTTATAGTACAGTAATAAAAGATGTGTCAGGTAGAACAACATTTAGTACGGTTGTTTTATCAGAACCACCATCACCGGTAATATATCAAGTATCACTACAAACACAATCGACAAAACAAAGAAATAATTCAACAATATATACAAGCACAATTAAAACATCACCGGCATTACCTAGCGGAGTAACAATTACGTTTGACTTGGTTCATACAAATACATTTAGAAGTTCAACAACGACTACCGCGGCGACCATGACTAATTCCACATTAATGAAGAGAAATGGAAGAAACTTTAGTGCTAATACTACAACAACGGTAACTTCAACAACATTAAACACCTTAGCGGGATGTCAAGATAAAACAATTTATATAACAGGTAAGACAGAAACTTGGACATCGGTAAGTTATACTTCCGCAACAACATTATCTTTTGAAACAACAACTTTAATAACTAAGAATTTAATTGATAAATGTTATGTTGGTGAGGCCACTGATAGTTTTGTCATAACTAATTTAACAATAAGCGGATGTAGTAGTTGTGGAGTTGTTAATGGTACAGTATAAAAAAAAACTTTCTATATTTATATACAATGGGTTATATATTAAAAAATACGGCAGGGTTAATTAACACAAAACTAACCGATATTGGTCGTAAAAAATTATCGCAAGGACAGTTTAATATCGCTTATTTCCAAATAGGTGATAGTGAAGTTTCATATAATGGATTGGCGGATTTTTATAATCAGTTTGATACTAATGTTTTGGAGGCCGGTTTTAATGACCAAAACGCAGCAGGTGCTCCACAATCTAACAAACAATATGTTAAATACCCATATTTTGTTAATGGAAATGGAGGTAACACATATGGTATACCATATATGGATTCTGTAGTAAGTCCTGTATATAATACCGCGGTTATGAGAGGGTTTTTTACGGCCGATACAACCACTATACCAACAAATTGGCAGGCCTTGACTAATAGTCAGTATGTATTGAATTCTAATTACATAACTAATATGTCAACAATAGATGGTACTGATAGAATTACGATACAATATAATGGATGTAATACAAATACCTTAAGATTACCACAAGCCGGAGATATTGTAACAATATATTATGACGGGGCAGGTTTCGCAAATTGTGAGTGTGACCCTGTACAATATCCACCATCAGTTACACCTCCACCATCTCCATCATCTTCACCTCAAATTCCGGAACCGTTTCCTTGTTTAGTAACACCAACACCAACACCATCAAATCCACCTTGTCCTGAACCAACACCTGTTCCATTATGTCCGCCAGAACCGGCACCTAATTGTGAGATGACAATGAGTAGTTGTTATCACATTTTAACATATAGAATTGTTGAAGTTTGTGGTACTGAAATTGTACTTGACAGACCGGCACCTGATTTCACAGTATTTAATAGTTCTTGTTGGGCTAGATTACTCATCTATCCACCAAACATGACAGAAATATATGATAGTTACACCCCACAAGCACATTGGAATGACGATGTTATCAATTTTGAATCTATATGTGGTTTAGACCAATTTGACACTAAAATTTGGAATATGAACATTCCTTGGTCAGAAGACCCTGCAGGGTTAATACCTTCATTATATGAGGGTTATTCATATTTTAATTCAAGAAGTTATATAGGTTCAAAAGAATATTTTGGATATATGTCAGACAGTGGCCAAACTGATAGTAGTTCTGTCTACTACGTTAACTCATTAGGAGATACAGTAACAGTTCAACCTAAAGACCAAAAAGCAATTGCGATTATTCACTACACAAATCAAACAATCGATTTGTTCTATGGTGAAAAGTTTGCATTAGAACCTTTCGATAATACCGTTGCTGATACCACGGGACAAGGAAGAAATTTCAAGGTACATTTACCTTGGATTATTGAAGACGGATACCCAAGTAGAATTGGTAAAGTATTCCCTGACCACAAAATAATCATTATTGACGATGAAGAAATTATCGCGGCAATGACCTATAAAGCTAACAGAAACTGGACTTTACCAGCCCCGAGAGTTGCTTTGGTCGTTCCAAATACTTCAGGGGATGATAATAATTCTCAAACAGGTATTTTAGAAAACAATAATGAATATTTGTATGTTACATATCGTTTGAGTAACTCTTCTAATTTTACAAATTCATTACATTGTAATTATTATTATAAAATTCAAGGGCCTAATTTAGATTGTAATAATTTAACGGCTCAAAATGTGAGTGTTAGATTTGGACCTGAATTTAATTGTTTAAGTTGTGTTGGTTGTGGTAGTGGATGTGCAATTACATCAGGGTTCTTTGCAGATGAGTTCCAAGTTATTTGTCAGTTTGTAGAAGGGGATTCAAGACCTTTACCTGATGAGTGGAAAATAATCGATTTTACACCACAAATTGCTAATACTTTAGTTGACGGATGTTTAACTCAGAGTGGATTAACGGGTTCTACTTTTGTTATAACACAAGATTTATACGCCAACGCTGACTACTATAACTTAAACGATTATATACCAATGGTTCAATTAAATCAATCTGGTGAAACATTGAATTTTGGTGATGAATATTATTTCTATGGTAATATTGAAACCGACATTCAGGCAACTATCTACGAGATGAGATATAAAGTTAATTTGAGTTTCTCTGAATTTTTAACATCGTCAAATCCATCTTGGCAAGGGGGTAAATCATATATAACGGACATTGGTCTTTACGACTCGGAGAAAAATCTTATGATTATATCAAAAATGCAATCTCCTGTTTTAAGACAGGGTATTCAGCAATTTTTGGTAAAATTTGATTTTTAATTTTATGAAGAAATCTTTAAAAGAAAGTCCAAAAGTATTAGGACTTGATGTATCCACCAGAACAATTGGGTGGGCTCTTTTTGACATTAGGTCAAAGGAATTACTTGAGTTAACTCATGTGTCACCTGTACCTAAACCCAAAGAGGAAAATAAAATTAAAGAACTCATTCTAAAAAGTGGAATTTTTAGAACTAAGTTAGAACAATATAAAGATTTGGGAATTACCAAAGTAGTTATCGAAGAACCTCTTTTAAATTCAAACAACATTTATACGATTAGTACATTAATGAGATACAATACTTTAATATGTAAAGAAGTATACGATGTGTTAGGATTAGTTCCTGAGTTTATATCAACATATAACTCAAGGAAAGAAGCGTTTCCTGAATTAGTTAAAAAGAATGATAAAGGTAAGTTTGTTTTATTTGGTGGTCTACCTAAAGATATTGACAAAAAACAAATTATTTGGGATTTAGTGGCAAAAAAAGAACCACAAATTCAGTGGCAATACACCAAAAACAATACTCTTAAGAAAGAAAATTTTGACCAATCCGATGCATATTGCTGCGTTCTCGGTTATATGAAACAATCAAAAATTTGGTAATTAAAAAGTCGAAAGAGATATTCTATTCCAAGTATGTGGACTTATAGAAGATTTCACATATAGATAATCATCATCCCAAGAAATTTCACCAATATTTCCATTAGAATCACTACTACTTGTTGGTGTATATGAAGTTCTTAATCTAAGATGTTGATATCCATTTGTGGTGTTTTCAAAACATATGTCAAGCCAAGAAGTTGGATTTGAACTTCCTTGACCAACACTCATAAAACCTTTAGTAGTTCCTGACCCATTTATATGAATATGAGGTTTACCAGCACAATCAATATTATCAGGAGAACAACCTGCAAAAAATCTTATAAATCCTCCATTATCCGTGTCACTAGTTGATATAAAATTTATACCGTTTGCACTAAAAATAGTTGAAATAAATGTTTCATCAGGTACTCCATAATCTCCATTTGAATTATCACTTGAAGATATTGCACCAATCATTATTCCGCACTCATTATTAGAATTTAACGTCATTGAATTCGAAACCGTATTAGAATAAGACAATACTATGTATTCTTGAAAATTTTTAAAAAAACCAGCCGCAGAAACCAAATTGTCGTAAAATCTTATACTTGTGGATTTATCATAACTGTATAATTCAATAGTTGAGCGAGAATTAATAAATAGATTATTTAAACCTAATTTTGTAATATTAGAATTAGGTCCTCCTATACCATCATTTTCGGTTATATGGGTAATTGTAAAACCAGATGCTGCAGAATCTTTACCAAAAAAAGTATCTTGACCACTCACCCCATTCGGTTGTACAAATAAATCTTCATTACAAGAGATTATATTATTAGTATAAAAATTATTAATACAATTACCTGAACCACCTGTAAAAACTGTAATACCTGATACTGAAAACTCAACTTGGTTTGTCAGACCATAAAAATCTATAGTTCCTGCAGAAACTGTATATATTCCATTAATTATACAACAATTTTCAGAATCAATAAGTTGAGCGATTGTTGCTTTATAGGATGAACCATTATCACTTTGACTATAATCGGTTGGACGAGCAATGTGAACAAAATCATTTAAACTGATTCCGCTGGCAAATATTTGGTCTGTTAATGTCGGCATATTTTAAGTATTACCATGCTAATGCCGCTCTTTTCCATCCGGCCGATGTTTTAACGTAGAAAAAATTAGTATCCCAACAAATCTGACCGGTTTCTCCGACCGTATCACCAGAACTACTTGGTGTGTAAGGAGTCCTTATTCTCAGTTGATTATATCCTGTAACACCACTAATATCAACTAAAGATGTTGGTGATGTATTACCTGAACCAATACCCATAAATCCTTTTGTTCCTGTTCTTCCATCTATATGTATATGAGGTTGATAAGACGCTCCTGATACACTTGTTCCAGCGTAGAATCTAATATAATCTAAATTAGAACCTCCATTTTTACTTATTATATTTAAACCTTGAGAATTTGTTGAAGAAAAAATACAAGTATCTCCAGTATTTCCTTGAGGGGTGTTACTAGATTCGGTCAATCCTCTAAGACCTAGTGACAATGAATTACCTCCTGGGGTATTAACATATCTCGCAAAAGCCCCAAAGGATAAACACATATCACTAGAACCACTTAAAATTAAATTGTGTAAAGTAGCTGAGGTTTTATCATCATAATAATATCTTGACCTCCTATCCCAACTATAAAAATCAACCGTATATTGAGGTGAATTCGTATTCAGCCCTAATCTAGTTGCGGGGGCTAAAGTTTCTGAAACTAAATCAACCGTAAATCCGCTAGCTCCACTTACGGACCCAAAATAAACTTTACCCTGACTTTGAGGTTGAATAAATATATCACTAGTACATGGAAATATGTTATTAACGTATAAATCATTAATACAATTACCTGAACCACCTGTAAAATTTAAACCAGAAACTGTAAATGAAGTCCCACCTGTGGAATTTAAAAAACTAACGGTACCATCACTATAAGTTCCGGCAGTTAAACAACATCCCGCGGTTAATTCAAAAATTTGAGAAATAAGAGCTTTATATGAAGAACCTGCTGGGTTACCTTGAGATGTATCACCTGTTTTTACTATATGTATTAAATCCGTCGGATTAACACTTATTGCTTGTTGTCTATCTGTTAAAAACATAATATTTAATATTTTTTTTAATCATCATGATGGGGATTGGTCTTGAAAGTAATATTTTTGGTAATCTTGAAATTCAAAACATAATCCATGTTGGAATTGTTTATAATCACAACACATTACTGTTAAATATAAACAACATGCGGTTTCAGGGTCTCGTAATAGTATAACCGTTGTTGTGTCTGGTATACCTGTTAATGTGTAAGGACATTGGTCACCTGTTACGGCGCTTAGAGGTACACTTGTAAATGGAGTTGAATAACCGTTATAATCAGAATAAATAAGTATGGTGGCATTTGGAGATAAGGTAGCTCCTGTTACGGTCATACATGTTAATGCTGAAAATGACATTTAGTTATTTTATTTATAAATAGTTTAATTCTATTTTTTTATTAGATTATGGGCACGACTGAGTTGTTGCGGTAATAGGTATTGGTTCAGAATCCCCAGCTAAATTATAACTACAATAATTTAAAATTGTTTGAGGTGGAACTATAAGAATAAAGGCGTTAACACAACAAGCGTTTTTACCTGTAATTATTACTTCAGTTCCTAGATTATTAACAATATCATAATTACCGGTAAAGGCGGTAATACTACAACTACCGACGCCCGTAATAGGACATGATGTTGTAATATTTTGAACTACACCACCTGAGATACTGTAATTATTTCCACTATAAGCCGCGGTTGTTTGAGTTATTGGGGTGGTTAAATAAGAATCATAATATAAACTAGTTCCTGAGGTAAATCCTGAAAAATCTGAAAAAGTTAATGTACAAGGACTACAATCGCCTGATATATTTATCCAGTAACTATAAACATTACCCGTGACTGCAAGAGGAGTGAAATATCCGGTGACGCAATTTGTTACATTACAATCATTATTTTCTTGTTGAGCAGTATCCGTAGTTGCTGATAAATTATAGTTTATATATGAGTCACCAAAAGAGGTTAAAGAACCATCAGAAAAATTAATGGTGTATAAATCAGTAGTGTCCCTATCCACACAATACATATAACCTCCACTAGTACCTCCCGCACTTTGATAAATTGAACTTGGTATAATCGGTAATTCATATTGTGCGTCATAATATAGGGTAGACAGATTTAATTGAGTGATATATTGTTTATTTGTTTGATAATCACCTGATGTGTAAATTAAATATTTGTCACCTTGGTCTACATACATTAAATCATATATATTTCTAGGAAGTGTAAAATTTTGTATAGTAGTGAGACTTCCAGGAGATGATGTTATATTGTAGTAAGAAAACATCCTAGAACCAACATTAGGTATTTTTGAAATTGTTATGAATGTGTTACCTGATACACTACACAATCCAGATATGGTGTATTGAACCTCTTCCTCAACGTCTATAGGAGTTACAATATCTCTATTAAACCAAGGTATAAAATCACCGGGTATTGATATATCATATTCTTTTATCGTATGGTTATCGACCAATCTCCAAAATTTATTTTCACACATTGCAATGGACCTTGCGTTAAGTGAGGATATTTTTTTTACTACAAATGGCATATTATTAATCGTATAAATCGCTTAACCAAACACCGTTGTTGGTTGTGTTTATTAGAATATTACAGTTATCCATATATTGATTACACTCAAGACCACTACCAAAGTCAACACAAGGACCTCCTTCGTGTGTTAAAACTAAAGCCGAATCAACAGATATCCATCTTGCGCAAACTGACTTAATTTCTTCAGGATTAATAGTATCCCCAACTATTAGGTTACCGTTACAGTCAATATAATCGTAGTAATGAGTATTAACAGTATCTGTATTATTCATACTCATACACACACAAGGGCAAGTACCACCATCACATGATTGACCAACAGTTACGGTTAAACCAGTAGAACTACCACTTAAATATGTACCACAATATTGATATACGTCTCCAGTAGATACAGACTGTAGAGATACCTCACCATCACAATTTAACCTGTAAAATTCTTGAGTATCACCATCTGTATTTGTTTGTTGATAATGTTAAACCACTATATAAATCACCATTACAGTCTATATAACTATAACCATCGTTATTAGAAACTACACCTGTGTTATATAAAGTAACACAATTACATGTAAGGTTACATCCAAAACCAAATCCACTATTGACACAAACACCGTTATTGGTGATTGTAATTGAACCGCTATAAGTAACAAAACCACCACAAATTAATTGTATTTCACCCTCAAGAATAGTTACATTTGTTACAGTAACACCACTACAATTTCTATAATTGTATGTTGCAGAACCACCTTTATTACAGTATATAGATAGACAATTACAACTTCCCTCAGGAGTCATAGTAAGAGTTCTGGTAGGAGTTCTAGTAGGAGTTAAAGTTCTTGTTATTGAAGGGGTAATACTATTTGTTGGAGTTTGACTATATGTTGGGGTTATACTATTAGTTGGTGTTTGTGTTGCGGTATTTGAAGGTGTGATTGAGTTAGTAGGAGTATTTGTTGGAGTTTCACTATTAGTTGGTGTAATTGAGTTGGTGGGAGTATTTGTTGGAGTTATTGAGTTTGTAGGAGTATTTGTTGGAGTTTCAGTTTGAGTAGGAGTTTCGGTATTAGTTGGGGTTGGAGTTTGAGTTGTTACTTCTTCGGTACTGGTTGGAGTTGGGGTTGGAGTTTCAGTACCTGTTGGTGTTGGTGTAGGACTTAAAAACTCAAATGTACAAGTACTATTGTAAGCTGAAAAATATAAACTATATAAACCATATATGTAATCCGCACTATAGTAATACGAAATCGTTTGGTTACCAATATTAACAGTACCGCCAGTCTGAGGATAGAAAGTGATATCGGCTATCTGTCCAAAATAATTAACTGAGTCTATTAGTACTGTTGTCATCTATATAAATAATTATGGGAATGGTGTTAATGTACTATAAGTTGCTCCATTATTGTTTATTACTTTATTAGTTCCACTTGTATCTTCATTAAGTCTTGCTGCTGACTTAACGGCTATTAATAACTCAGTACCTGGTTCTGCAATTAATGGACTTGTTGGAACTGTAAGTGTT